GCGCTGAATATCATCTGCCAGCGCAGCAACTTCCAATCGAAAACCGACCGCATCGACGACGCTTTGCTTCTCGAAATCATCGAAAGCGCCGGGCGGCTCAAAGAAATGCTGACCGCTGAGGTCAAGTGACTTTCCCCCGCGCCTGCTGTGTTCCCCGCACAGCAGGCGCTTTTCTATGTCACCACGGGCAATCGTCCGGTTCTGCCTGTTCCATGCCGCTTTCCGGGTCAACCGGCGCAGTCGGCGCGTCCTCCTGCACCGTCCGGCGCGGCGAAAGATACTCCAAGCGAGGGTCGCTCATTTCCAGCGCGGCGCGGATCGTGCCGTCCTTGCCCTGATAGCCGCGCGCCGTCAGCCGCCCCTCGACCAGAATCTTGTCGCCCTTGTGCAGCGTTTCCGCCAGCTTCGCACGCTCTTCCCAGAACGAAATCTGGTAGTAGTCCGCCGTCTGCTGACCATCGCGGCCTGCGCGGTTGCAGGCAATGTCCATCTGCGCCACGCGCTTGCCGGAGGATGTCATCGCAATGCGCGGGTCACGGGTCAGGTTGCCGATGAGAATCGTCTTATTCATCCTGCTTCTCCTCCGGCACTTTCATGCCCAGCGTTTCCTCAAAGCACGCCGGACAGAGTTCCTTCACCACATGCGTCTGTAAGTGCCCCAGCCATGTGATGTAGACCTTCTCCCCCGCCTTTTCCAGTTCCTTGCCGCACCGATCGCAGGTGTACTTCGTCGTTGTCGCCATCGTTTACCCCTCTTTCTGCGCCAGCTTCGCCAGCGCGTCCGATTTAATCTGCTTGACCATGCGTTCCCGCAGACCAAACGCTTCGCCAATTTCCCGGATTGTCTTGCCGCAGAGGTAGTAGCTGTGCAGGACGCACTGTTCCCGCATACTCAGCCCCCACATGCCCGCCGACGCAACCGTCTGATAGCGCCTCGCCCGGTTGTGCAGCATTTCCATCACGATGCTGACCTCCCGCGCTTCCATCAGCGGCGTGTCCTGCCCTTCCAGCAGCTTGTCCGATGCCTTCATCACGTCCTCCATCTGCTGGATTGCCGTCAGCGTGTTCTTGCTGGCGGTCAGCGCCTCAACCGTCGTCATCCGCATTCGCCCCTTTCCCCGTCAGAACGGATTGTCCGGCATTTCGTCGATTTCTTCCATGCCCAGCTGATGCCCCTTTGCAAGCGTTTTCGCCTGCTCCGGTGTCTTTTCGTCGTCCAGAATGCTGCGTGCAACCACAAGATAGCGCCCATGCACCCCGCCGCGGCGAATCTGCTGGAGCGTTTCGCCCTTGGTACTTCGCTGGCTGATGCCTTCCTCTGCCAGCTGGCGCAGCAGCGTGGTCTTGCCGACCGCCATCGTCGCGCCCTGCACCCGCAGGCTCTCACAGACCGCGCCGTAAGCCGCACCCGGAATGAAGTAATACTTTTCCGCATCACGGTAGCCAATCATCCCGATCGGCGGCGTTGTCGGTTGATTCGCAATGCCCATATCAAGCACAACGCTCTTGCCTGACATGAGCAGTTCACGCATCGTCGCAAGGAAAACCTGCGTCGGTGCCTGACTGGTCATGGCTTCGCGCTGCTCCTGACTGTTCGCGCTGACGGCATTCCAGTACGGGCGCATGACCTCCTCGAAGTCCGTCACGCCGTCCAGCACACCGCCCGGCTGCGCCATGTACTCCACCATCATCCGTACACCCAGCATGATGTACGCGACTGCCGAGGGCAAGCGCGCATGTGTGCCAGAAACGCGCCTGCTGGCTTCGTCGAACATCTCCCGGTAGAGCGCATCAAGGCGAACCGGCAGTTTGTCCGCCTGCCCCGCCAGATACGCAATGTAGCCCCGCATACTCTCGTTCAATGCGCCCTCCTTCGCCAGCCGCCAGAGTTCCTGCATCTCTGCTTTCCGCTCCGGCGCGGCATCGCTGGTTGGCAGCGGCACGTTCCCCGCCGCCAAGTTGATGACGTACAAGCGGGCAATGTTGCTGTCGCCGGTCTCGCTTGGCAGCTCTTCGCCCGTCTGGATGCACAGCCCGCGCGCCGGATAGTCGTGCTGTGCCGTCATGTCCGCCGAAATTCTGCTGCGCTTCAATCCGTCGCAGACCATGCGGATGATGTTTTCTTCCAGCGCCCGGCGCGCCGACATCTGCCGCGCATCCGCCACCGTCTTGTAGTCGTCCACCAGCAGCGGCAAATCTTTCAGGATGAACAGCTTGCGTTCCATTGACGCGATGGAATCATTGAAGCTGCCCGGCTGATCTCCCTCGAAGCGGAAATCGTAGCCGAAGTGGTTCATTGCCAGCGTGACGATGGACGTTTTGCCCATACCGGTTGTCCCGCGCACGAACGGCACGACGCTTGGCTTCCGGCCGACTTTCCGCAGGAAGAGCGTCAGCGGCGACAGGAACAAGTACCCCACAAGCGGCACACCGACTCGCAGCGTCGCAACGTCCATCAGGCGCAGTGTCGCGCTCTGGCACAGCGGCAGCGCCTTTTCGCGCCCCATCATTTCGAGCCATTCCCCTTCGCGCAGCCCGTCCAGCCTGTACCGCCCCAGCCGGAAATCCAGCTGCACGTCCGCCTCAACGTCGCCCGCCGCGCTGATTGCGCCGCCGCCGTGCAGGAAACAGACTTTCCCGTCGATTTCGCGCCAGCCGGTGTGCGAATACATCGTGCGCTGAATCGCGGCGGCAACGCCTGCACTCTGGATGATTCGCCGGAGCTTCTGCGCCACGCCGTTGCCTTCGTAGATGACGGCGTTCAGCCCCCAGCCCTCAATCGCCCAGTTCATCTTCGCGAACGATTCCGCCGGGACGCGCAGCGCTTTGAGCTTCATGCCCGTGCTGCTCCATCCTTCGATGACAAATTCCTGCCGCAGCTGACCTTCGCCGTCATCGATGCTCACCTGCTCCACCGGCAGTGCGACGAAATTGCTCAGCGGACGTTCATCGCCCTCTGCCGTCGGACTGAAAATGCAGCCAGAGCGCACATGACACCCGCTGATGCCGACGAAATAGTCCTCATAGTCGCCGCCCTCAATGTTCCGCGCCAGCACCGGCGACATCGCCATCAGGTTTTCAAGGACTTGCTTGCCTTCTACCGCGCCGAGGACTTTCACCAAGTCCGAAACGTCCGACTTGGGCGGAAGCGGCGAAGTCGCCTTCTGCTTTCGCAGGTAGGTGATGCGGACGCTCTTGGCTGTTTTCTGCAGTTCGCGCAGGATGAGCTTCGCGTGTTTCTCGCCCGGCTCATCCATGTCCGGGATGATGACGACATCCGCGCCCTTGAAGTGCTTGGACAGCTCCTCGCTCCACTTGCCCGCGCCGCCCTTGTTCGTCGTGGCAGCGTAACCGAGCGTCCGGAGCGTCTCCACGTCCTTTTCGCCCTCTACAATCAGCACTTTTTTGCCGTCTTGCACCGCTTTGACCACTTCCGGCAGGTGATACAGCACATTGTGTCGCCCGCCGTCGCCCCAAAACCACTTCCCGCCGTCGCAGTGAATCGTCGGGAACGACTTCTTGTCCGTCCGGTACACGCGCAGTAGCGGCGCGCCGTCGGCATCGGTGTACTCATACATCGCCGTGATGGTTTCCGGCGGTGCGTCCTTTTGGGCATATGTCCCCCCGATTTTGAGCCGGTTGAGGTCGGCAGGAATCTTTTTCGGCGGTTTCGTGGTGATTTCCGCTGCGGGTTTTGTGGATTTCTGCGCCTTCTGCTGCGTTTTCGCAGCGCCTGCCGGATGCGCCGTCTGCCACTCGCGCTGCACCTCATCCGTGCAGAGGTCACGCCACGTCAGTCCCAGTGCGCGCACAATGTCGCTGGAATCGCACCCCGCCATGCAGTGCAGCACAATCCCCTTTTCGCCCATGCCAACGGACAAGCTCGCTGTTTTATCGTTATGGCAGGGGCATTTGACCATGTATCCCCCGCTAATTTTCTTGACGCTTTGGAAATTCGACAGGAACGTTTGCATATCAATCATGCGTTTATCCCGCCCTTTCTGTGTTTCTCATCGGTTTCACCGCTGCTGGTTCGCCAGCGCTGCCCGTCCCCGCTGCAAGTCCGGCATGATGGGGATCAGCGCCGTCCTGCCCGTCACGCTGTCTTTGACCCGCGTTTCGCTGCCCGTGAACAGCAGGCAGTCGCGCGTTCCGGCCTGAATCCCCTCGTCGCACATTTCCATCTGCCAGTCCGACGCGGCAAAATCCTCCAGCGCCAGCGGAAGCCGCTCCGACCGCGCCCAGGCATTGTTCGCCACCAGCGCCCCGCGCACCGTCCACAAATCATCCTGGCGTGCGACGATGTAGCGCAGTTCCAGCATATCCGGCCGGAAGACGCAGTGCCATCGTCCGCTGTGTTCCGTTGCGCGCAAGGCGCGTTCGATTGCCTGATTCAGTTGCATTCCTGTCTCCCCTTCCGTCACAAGTCCAGCACATGTCCGCGCCAGCGGACGCAGACAAGGCAGTAGCCGTCTTTCGGCGTTTTGCCGATGAGGTTCGCACGCCACGTTGTGTACAACGGCGCTTCGATGGCGGCGTAGCACAGACACCAGTCCTTTGCACGCAGATCCGCCAGCGTCAGCGCCGGCGTGTCGCGTGTCTTTGCGTCGCGCCGATGCCGGTCGTAGATGACGCTCAGCTCTTCGCGTTTCGTGACGACGAAGGCGCAGCCGCGCGGGTCATCCCGCCGCCGGATCGCGACCGCAACCCGTCCGCCGAGGCTGACCACGCTGATGTGCCGCGCATGGTTGATGGCTGTCCGAACATCCCGCGTCGTCAGGATGCGGTTCGCGCCTTCCTCGCCCACTTGGAGGATTTCCGCGATCAAGCGGCTGTCCTCCCAGGTGCAGAACTGCGATTGCCGCTCCATCCGCTGCAAGGCGGCCTGATGCCCGTCCGCGCTCATCCGCCACATCGGCAGGATGCCGCTCTGCATCTCGCACATCCGCGCCATCATTGCGCCGACCTGCCGCTTGCTCATCTTCCTGCGCTTGCGGGCCTCCCGCAGGTATTCCGCGCTGGTCTGCTCTTTCATATCGTCGTCCTCTCGAACAGCACTTCCAGCGGCAGATCCACTTGCAGAATCCGCTTAATGTCCGCCGCCTGCCGCAGCGTCAGCTCGCTCTTGCCGTTCAGCTTCTGGCTGAGTGTCCCTGGCGTAATGCCCAGCGCATTCGCCAGCTTCCCGATGGTGTACCCCTGACGCGCCATTTCAGCGCTTAGATTCCGAAACATGCGCACCTCCGTTTGACCACAATTTTGGTCATCTTCGCAATCAGTATAAGTGAAATTGTGCTGATTGTCAAGTGGGTTTTGAGCACAATTTTGCACATTCTATTCGATTTTTGCGTGATTAAGTACGAAATTTCGTATACTTTCCTTGATTTATCGTGGATTGTCTGCTATCCTATGAGAGAAGGGAGGTGAGTACATGAGTATCGAAGAGCAAGTGAGAGAGTATATCGTCACACACTATGGGAGTCTCCGCGCTTTCGCCGCCGCGATAGGTAAATCTCCATCTACCGTGACCGCGTTTTTCAATCGCGGCTTCAACAATTCCAGCTTTACAAACATCCTGCAACTCTGTCAAGCTCTGCACATCAGCGTCGATGCGCTGGCAAACGGTGAAATTGTCCGTATTGGCGAGCACGGACAGCCGCTGCCGTCCCTGCCGCCGCACGACCAAGCGCTGCTGGATGCCTATCACGCCATGTCATCGCAGGAGCAGCAGATGGTCTGCCGTATGGTCGGCATTAAGCACCCCGACGAAAAACAAAAAAAGAACAAACAGCACGCATGAGGAGGACACCCGCATGAATCGCCACGAGCAGGAACTACTCGCCTCCTACCGCGCCCTCGATGCGGAACAGCAGCGGCTGATCTGCCGGACGCTGGGCATTTCCATGCCCGAAGAAAATAACCCTAAGGGTAAGTGAATGTTGCATGGCAAGGCAACGTCGCTTTGACCAAATTTGACCTTCAAAAACAGCAAACAGATGCCCCTGATCGGAGGAGCATCATGTCAAAACGACTTCGCGCCCGCGTCAACCTCGGTCGCGACAAACAGGGAAAACCCGTCTACAAGTGGGCATCCGCCTATTCCCAGGAAGAATTGGATGCCGAAATCGCCCGCATTCATCAGGAGTACGACAGGGCACATCACCGCCGCAAGCCCGCAAAGGCATCTGCAAGCCCCGTAGAGCCGTCCCGCGTTCCGAATGACCAAATTCCCGTCCCCGACATCGGAGCGTCTCCCAGCCCCCTTTCTGTGCCGCCCTGCCCCACTCCCGGCGCAGATTCGCGCCGTCGAAAAGGCAAAACGCCCGTAAAGGCATCTGCAAGCCCCGTAGAGCCGTCCCGCGCTTCGGATGACCAAATTCCCGTCCCCGACGTCAGAACAGCCCCCAGCCCTCTTTCTGTGCCGTCCTGCCCCATTCCCGCCCCGACATCGTCCGCCGACGCAACCCAAGCGACCCTCGCTGCCCTCACCGCCGCCGTCGCGCGCCTGACCGTGATGGTCGAGTCCATCGTCAGCCAAAGTGCCCCGACACCCGCGCCGGTCTGCCCCACCTTCGAGGAGTACGCCACACGCTGGTATCGCCTGTACAAGCAGCCCAAAATCCGCGAGAGCAGCCGCGCCATGTACGAGAACGCCATGCGTCACCACCTGTTCCCCGTCATCGGCGGCCGCCGCATCGACGAAATCACCGCCGATGAGCTGCAAGAGCTGATTTTGCAGTACGACGGCATGTCCAAGTCCACCATCGACAAGGTGATGCTGACTCTCCGGCAGGTTTTCGCCCGCGCCGTCATGGATGACCTGATTCGCCGCAGCCCCGTTGACCAGATGGAGCCGCCCAAGGGGACGCAGAAAGAGCGCCTCCCCCTGACGATGGAGCAGGTCGAGGCAATCACCGCCGCCGCCCCGCACCACAAGTACGGCATCCTCCCCCTGCTCATGCTCTACACGGGCCTGCGCCGCGGCGAGGCGGTCGCCCTGCGCTGGAAGGACATCGACTTCGAACGCGGCATCATCACCGTCAGCCGCGCGGCGGTCTATATCGGCAACCGCACCACGCAGATCGGCGACACCAAGACCAAGGCAGGACACCGGAAACTGCCCCTCCTTCCCATTCTGCGCGAACAGCTGGGAACGCCCGGTGCGCCGGATAACTATGTGCTCTACAACCGCACCACGCCCCTGCCATACACCTCCATCAAGCGCCATTGGGCACAGCTGCAAGAGGACATTCCCGCCATGGCGGACGCTACCCCGCACCGCCTGCGCCACACCTACCTCCTGCTTCTGCGCCGCGCCGGGGTCGATGCCGCCACACAGCAGTACCTCATGGGTCACGCCGACTACGACACCACCGCGAACATCTACACCCACATCGACGAAACCGACGTCACCACCGCAACCGCCCAGCTCCTGACCACCCTTCCCCCGCGCTGACCGCACAAAAAAAAGGCGCGTGTCAACAGCATTTCTGCCAACAACACGCGCCCTTTTTCCAGCCGCAGCATACTACATACGGTCATCGTCAATTCATTCATACACAACATATAGTGTTTTTTCGCATTCGCAAGTCACTTCGGCGTATGGGGTTCAAGAGGCCGGAAGTTCGAATCTTCTCACCCAGACATCGAAGCGATTGAAAAATCGCTTCTTTTTTTGTACTTTCGGGCAGATTTTCGTCTATTATGGTTGGAATTTATGCCGTATAGCACATGATTTTGCAAGCAGCACAGATTCCGTTGCTCCCGAGCTTCTGCCCCTTTTCCTCCCCGAAAACCGCATTTTCGCCTATTTTCACGCCGTTTCAGGGGGCAATGGGGTTATAACGGGGTTATAAAATTTGCCCGGAATCCCTTGAAATTAGCCGCTTTCAGGGACATGCCGCTGTACCGGCGGGGTTATAAAATTGCGGGAATTCGTCGGCGCTCTCTCATTCGGCGGCGGAATCCACTTCCAAGCGGGTCAGGTAATTGACCATCTTCGCGGCATCCGTCCGCTCCTGCTCCTTGTCCAGCTTCGTGTAGATGGCGAGAATCATGTCGGCATCGGCGTGTCCCATCCAGCTTTGCAGCGTTTTGAGCGGCACTTGCGCGTAGTAGGCTCTTGTGCAGAACTCCACGCGGAAATCGTGGCAGCGGATGTTGATTTCCTTCCACGGCGGCAGCTTGCCCTCCGCCAAGAGCTGCTTCTGCTCGTTGGTTTTGCCGTACCAGCGCTTGTGGATGCCGTTGAGCTTCGTCTCCAAGAAGGTGATGTACGACTCGTACTTGCACGCGAAGGCGGACTGCGACATGATGCCGCCGTTCTCCTTGTGGCAAACCAGCCCGTGCCGCCCTTTCAGCGCCTCTTCCAGCGGAGGAAGCAGCGGCACAGTGCGGATGGCGGAAGCGGTTTTGCCCTTCGTGAGCTTCGGGCGATTGCCTTCGCTGAACGACACAGCGCCGCGGACGGCAATCGTCTTTTTCTCGAAATCCACATCGCGGTCGATGTTCAGGTGGAGCATTTCTCCCCTGCGGAAGCCGGTGTAGAGCATCACCATCGCCGCCAGGCCGAAGTCGTGCTCCTGCCATGTACTGCGAATCAGTGCCCGTTCCCACGGCTCCAAGCAGCGGTGTCCGCCCGTTTTCTTGCATTTGGGACGCTGCACGCCCGCCATCGGATTGCGAATCAGCGCACCGTTGGACACTGCGTTGCGGAAGATGCCGTTCATGAGCGAGGCAAACTTGCTCACATAGGACGAGGAATAGCAGCTCAGCTTGTTGAAGATGGCCTGCAAGTCGTTCGCGTTGATGTCGCAGATGAACCGCTTCCGCGTGTGGTCGGCGGCAAAGCGAATCATGCTGGCGTACTGCTTCTGCAATGGCACGCTGCAATCGGAGCGGTAAATTTCCAGCCAGTTCAGCGCATAATCCAAAAAGGTAATTCCTTCGAGGTCGTGGCTGAGCCCCATTTGCTCTTTCTGCTTGTACGCATCGCGGGCTTTCATAGCTTCCGCCTGCGTTTTGCCGTAAAACTGCTTATCATGGTACTTCACCTTGAAGTAGCCGTCGGTACGTTGGGTTAATTTCTGACGAGGCATTGATGTTCCTCCTTATCAATCGCCCCGTGCTGTGTATGCTGATTCAATTGTCAAGGTGCTACGATGATCATAGCACACATCACAGCACGGGGCAAGTACATTTTGCGAAAAAATTCAGGTGCCAGCAATCGGCGGCTGACCATCCAGCCAGCGCTGAAGCCCTTCCCGGTTGATGAGAATCCTGCTGCCGATGCTGAACGCGGGAAAGCCTGATTTTCGCACCAGCTTCCGCGCCGTGGGCAGGGAAATGTGCAGCTCGTCTGCCAGCTCCGCCATCGTCAGCGTCATTTTGGGGACTTTGTGCGCGGACTCCGCTTGATTTTCTTCCGGCTGTTCGTCCGCTGGAACGCGATTGAACATAGATTCACCTCCGAAATGGAGACGCAGGGCCATATCCGACATGCTGACACGCCGGATGCTAACCTTTTCTGCGTCTCTTCTTTATTGAAACAATTTGTTTTGCTGATTTGGATATGTCCGGCATGTCAAGCCGCGAAACACCTTGCCGCAGCGGGGATTCTGCGGCTATTCCCTGACATTCGGATGATAGGCAACATGTCAGAAGGGCGGTTCTTCGTCCACGACGGTGCAGCCGCCAAACGTCAGCTGTGCAGGCGGCGGGATTCGCTCCCAGCCATACTGCCGCCCATACTTGGCAAACTTGCGGGCATTGCGAAACTTCTGCCAGCCGCTGATTTCGCCGCTGGCTATCCCGCTGTCCACAATTTCGCGGATTTCGCGCGTCTCGTAATTCTTCGGCTCATCAAGCGGATGCGCCAGACATTCCCGGTAAATCTGCAAAGTACAGACCTTGTCCTGCTCGAACGTCTCGAACCATGCGTAGATGCGCCCCGCCAGCGTATCCTCCTGACAATAATCCTGCTGCTGTTTGCGCAACGCGTCTTCATCCGCCTTGGACAAGTGCGTGCTGTACGCGCCGGACTTGTACTGCACCATGATTTCCGCCCAAAGCTGCTCGAAATAGTGCCGGGACTCCGCCGGATTGTCGAGAATATGGCAGTCGGCTTTCGACGCATCCACCGTCACCGGGAGAAAGCGCCGATTGCCGCTTCTGTCCAGCGGCAGGAAATCCATGCGGTTGGTCGTGCCGGCAAACACGCTTTGCCGGGGATGATCGCCGCCGTATCGGTCGTATGCCATCCGCAGAAAATCCTTGTCGCGGCTGAGAAAAGACTTGATATCCTCGATGCTTTTGGCGTTCGCCGTCGCGACCATCTCCGAAAGTTCGCAAATCCAATGCCCGTTGAGCCGATGATAAATCTCCTTGTCGTCCAGTTTGCTGACATCGTCCGTGAACCATTCCGGCTCCAGCGCAAGGAAGCGGATGAAGGTGGTTTTGCCCGCGCCTTGCCCGCCCACCAGCACCAGCATCAGCTCAAACTTGCAGCCGGGATGAAACACCCGGTTCACCGCGCCGAGCATGAACGTGCGCAGGTACTTTTCGTTCGTGTCGCTCACTTCCGCGCCAAGAAAATGGTGCAGCGCCACCCGGACGCGCGGCACGCCATCCCAGACGAGGCGGTTCAGCCTGTCCCGCACCGGATGGAACCCCTGCGCGGTGGACACGATGTTCAGCGCCGGATAAATCAGCTTTTCCGACCGCAGCCCGTAGTGTTCTTCCAGATACAGCCGCAGGAACGCAACATCCATGTCGTCAATCATGTCGCTTTTCCGCGTCCACCAGACGGGGCGGGTCATCGACATGCGTTCCTTGAACAGATTTCTGCGGATGTTTCCGGCAAAAACCGGATCATGGGTCAGCGCCGTGACGAAGTTTTGCAGCGTATTGCGCACCTCGCCGCCAGCGGTGTGGGTCAACTTGGCTTGTACAGATTGGTAGGCGGCGGCCATCTGGTCGTCCGGCATCGGCGGCGACCAGTCAATTTTCGTGTTGTCGCTCATGTGCTCATCTCCTGCAATGGTTATCGCGCCCACGCATCGGGGCGCTTCTTCGGATAGGCATCATCCCGCAGTTTGGGGCGCAGCTTTTCCACCACGGCTGGGCGCGCCGTCTCCGCAATGCTGCATTTCATGATTTCGTGCATGGTGGGCGACAGCAGCCGTCGCCGCACGTCATCCGCCATCGAAAGCAGCGCGCTGAACACATCCTCCCTCGCTTTGCCCAGCCACGTCTCCACCACGCCGATGAAGGGAACGCCAAGCCCACTGCTGGGCGACTTTGCCGCTCGAATGGTGCGGTCAACGCCCGCCGCCGCTTTGTCCAGCGCCGTTTTGCTCATGCTCTCGCTGACGGCGGTCACGGCTTTTTCGTAGCAAATGTCCGTGACCTGTTCAATCAGCAAATCCACATCGGACAGGCGGAACAGCTTCGTGTCCAGCTCGGCATCCTTCTCGGCAATCTGCGCAGTCAGGGCCTGAATCTGCTGATTCTGCGCGGTCAGCTGCTTCTGCTGATTCCGGATGGTTTCGAGCTGCTTGGCAATGATGTAATCCAGCTTTTCCAGATGATTCCTGCCGCCGTACTTTACCTGCTCCTCAATGTCCAGGCCGCACGCCTTCGCGATTTCAATCAGCATCAGCCGATTCATGGCATCGAAGGTGATTTTGCGGTTGTTGTAGCGTCCCGGCGGCTTGTCCGGCTGCGGCAGCGGAATGCCCATGAGCGCCAGCGCCTTTTCCTGCTTCGGCTCGACCTCGCCGTACTTGTTCACATAGTCGAAGCAGTGGCGCTCCTGAATGTGCACCGTCGTTTCGTCGCAGTGCATCGCCCAGTCCAGCATGTGGACGTGTTTGCCGTAGCGCTCCTCGAACTGCTGCTTGAATGCCGTGAAAATGGTCAGCAGCTGCTCCGGCGTCGCCCCGCTGCCCTCTTTGCCGAACTGGAAGATGGTTTCTTCCGGACAGGTGCGCTTGTCGCGGCGAATCTGCTCTACGGTTCGGTTGCGCTCCGTGTGGCGGCGCTGGGCGTTGCGCGCGCACTGCCCCGCGACATAATCGGAATAATGCCGCTCGAAAAAAATCCGCTCGACCTCCTCAAAGGAAGGAACGTCGGCGCTTCTTTCGCCTGTGCGCATTCCATTCAGCCAGTCCCAATAGACGTTCTCCTGCGTTTTCGCCGGATGGATGTGTTCGGCGTGGGTTACGTCAAAATTGCGGTCATTGTGCTTGGTGGTGAACACACCGTTCTTTCCGGCACGACCGTTGTGCCGGGTTGCTCTGATTTTGCTCGTATAGTACCTCCTTGCTTGCGGGCGGCGGGAGCGCAGCGACCGAGCCCCTCTGATTGCGGCAGAGACTACCCACTACAAAGTGACGCACAGCATCACTTTTTCGGTCGGCGCGCCTCCCTGTGGGTCAAAGGCTTCGCCTCTGAACACTGACCAAAGTGCTCCGCCTCTGGACTCCGGCGGGTTTGCCGCCCGCTGAATGCTCATGCCCGCTGGTGCGCATTTGATGCTCTCGGATGCCATCCAAGTTTCTCCGCGCATCAGCAGAAAGAAATTTGGTGCGCTTTCGCATCAGTTGCCCATCATATCCAGCAGATTGTCGAGATCGTTCTCGTCCGGCGCGTTCGCGTCCTCCGATGTCTCTGCCGGTGTTTGCCCAGCACATCGAAGCAGGTTGAACACAGACGCGGATGATGCTGCCATCTCTTCGCGGACAATGCCGCGGATTTCCTCCCGCTGCTGATGATCGAAGCCGCCTTGCCGCGCTTGCCCATAGTGTGCATTGACCGCCGCCACGATAGCATCTGCATAGCGCAAGTGCTGTTCTTCCCGCACTTGACGCAGCAGCCGCAGCGCCTCCCGGTCGGCGGGTTTCTCCGCATACAGGCGAATCGTCGTGCGCAGAATCTCTTTCACCGCGCCCTCGCCTCACGCTGCAAACGCCGCTCCGCCAGATACTCGTACCCCTTGGCGGAGGCGTGAATATCACCGATGATGGTCACGCGATTGGGGTCATACTGCCCGAAGTTGCGAATCAGGCAACCGCCGCCGCCCACAATCCACAGCCGCATCGTTTTGGGGTCATATTCATGCTCGCGCAGCTTGCGCATGATTTCCGCCGCGTAGTCCGCCGCCGCTTCGCGGATGACCTGCACATATTCAGGCGCAACATCAGCCGTGCCCTCGCGCATCACCTGCTCGATGGTCACGTCCGGCACGGTTCGTCCGCAGAGCCGCGTCAAGGCTTCCCGCGCCTTCAGCACGCACTGGTAAGTGCCGTACTTTTCCGTGAAGCACTGCTCCAGCACCGGCTTGCGGTCGTTAATCGCCATGACAATCATGGTGCCGTTGCCAATATCGCACAGCATGTTCGCCCCGGTGAATTTCCGCAGTTCGGGAATGACGGCGGAATACCCCTGCGCGTACACGTCCACGCCGACCAAATCAACATGGTAATCGATGCCGCGCCAGTTGAAATCCACATGGCGGTTTTGCGACAAATAGGCGCGGAACTGCTCGCGCTGGTCGCCGACCCACGTCAGCGGCAGTCCGACCGCCAGATGAACAGCCGCCGTGGTCAGCTGATTGCACCACAGCTCCTGCCCGATGCCCGCCAGCGTCAGCAGGTAATGATCCTGATTGCCGACCTTATCGAGCGTGAACTCCCGATGCCCCGCGCCGATGACGTAATACTTGCCATCGTACACCAGCATGTCCTGCGCGTGCGCCGGTTCGGTCTCGCAGCAAGTAACGCTCGCCGGGAAAATGCCGTTCGCCGTCTTGATGTTCCCGTAGCCGTTATCCAGCCCGATGATGTTGATTTTGCCAAATACCCTCATATACTTCTCACTTTCTCCGCTTTTGCGGCAACAAAATAGACAGGCTGCGGGTGCAGTCTGCCTGCGAAAATTGGGGTCAGTTGCTGGCAATCAAGGCGACCACCTCCTTTCAAAATGCGCAGCGGGATGCAAAAAAGGCAGTCAACATGACGCTGATTGCCTCTGTCGGTGGCCGCGGTCTTCCGACGATACTATCATAGCACAGGTTTATTTGCTAAAACGTGCTATTTTGTGCTGTTTCGTCTTGTTTTGTGCTGTTCGCTGCTAATTTGTCCTGTTGGGTGCTATGCGCTGCTGTTTGTGGGTACAGCGGGGCGGATGTTATCAAGCGGGAGGCGGGCGGCAGAGGTGCTTGGTAACACGTATATAGTATAGCACAGATTTTCTTCTCAAACTTTCTCATTTCTTCTCAAAGCTTCTCAAACCTTCTCAAAGCTTCTCAACTTTTTGAGGGGGATGGCGTTTTGAAGCTACGGATGACTGTTTCTGTAATTACAGAAGAATTTGTCTCACAATATTCGATTTGCGCGGCATTTTGGTTGACTTTCTTCTATAATTGTAGTATACTGATTTTGACTACAAGAATTATCTCGTTGATAAGAGAGGTGCGTCGCATGGAATTAGCCTTTTCCAAGGGGCTTTATGAAAAAAGTGCGCTGCTGAAAGCCGCCTACTCCTTCACGGAGGTCGCGTATCTGCACTTGTCGCAAGATGACAAGAACTGGTACGTTTCGTGGCATAACAAACCCGGTGAAACGCTGCCATCAGAAGCATTCGAGAACGCCCTCATCGAGCAGCAGCTAAGGAAAGAGCTGCTTCGTGAGAGCCGTGATTTACGCACGGTGCTGCTCGCACGGGCAATGGCCTCCACGCTGGTTGAAACCTCCCAGACTGCGGACGAAACGCTTAGCAGTCCTGCCGTTTCTGCCGATACGCCGTTTTCGAATGACATTTTGAAGGGATGGTTCGAGCAAAATGCTGACGATTCCGTTTGACCTCTCCATTTATTCGCAAGCCGCCATCCATGACGCATTGCTGACGTATCGTGCATTTTGCCAGATTACCGCGAAGTTCACAGAAAATCAGTGCATTTGCACGCTGCGCCAAAGCAAATATGACATGCAGCAGACCGCGTATGAGTTTGCGAATTATGTGCTGTCATCCACCGTTCAGAAAGAGGGAACATGATGCCGCTGCCGGATGTTCTTTTGCTTGCACTTTGCGTCGGCATTGGCGGTGTTTGCGCTGCTGCAGATTGCCGAGTGAAGCGTGTTCCGAATCGGATTTTGCTGATTGGCTGCCTTGCCGCCGCCATATTGCAGGCCGTTCGCCTGTGCTTCTTTCCCAGCGAGCAGGCGCTGCCGTGGCTGTTCAGCATGATTGCGGCGGATGTTATGGCTGTTCTGCTGTATGCAGGGCATCTTTGGGGCGCTGGCGACAGCAAGCTGTTTGCGTTCTCTTATTTGTGCTTCCCAATTTCGCTGCTGAGTGACAGCACATTGACCAACAGCTTTCTGCCCTATATTTTCATTTTTCTGCCCGCATTTTTCTGGACAGTGTTGGACAGCATCCACCAGGCAATTTTGCGGAAAGAGAAGTTCCACATGCCGCACGATTGGCGCGCTGAATTAAAAGGTTACGTTTGGATTCTCTTGGAGGTTGTTGCTTTTCAGCATCTATCCACCCTAATTTCCCCTGACTTTTTCGCGCAGAATCCACTGGTTCACGCCGCCATCTCCATGATATATGCCTATCTTTGCAGCACGTCCGGCTTCTTCAAGCGGCCTATCTGCATTGCCGTTCACGGAGCGGCACTCGCTGTTGCAATGTACCTCTTTCCCGTGCAGTTTTCATTTGCTTCTGTGAATTGGTGGATTTACCTGCTCGTGCCCGCCATTCTCCTGCTGCAATCGTGGTCTGCGCAGTATAATTATGAAAGGATCCCCACAGGCAGCGTGCAGGCTGGGCAGATTCTGTCCGCCGGTACGGTGCTACAATTTCTGCCCTCGCGAATCCAGAACCTCCCCCGAAACACTGTGGAGGACATGAGCGCCCGATTAAGCGCAGCCGAAGCGGAGGCAGTTCGGCGCTGGGGAAACAGCAAGCAGGGCAAGGCGGATGTTGTCATCGTCCGCAAAATTCCTTTTGCACCGCTGATTGCGTTTGGCTTTGCAGTATTCTACCTGTTCCAGCTGGTGAGGTGATGTTCTATGCTGTTTCCATTGATTGAAGAGAACGACGACCTGACCGTATTCATGACCGAATCGTGCAACTCCAATTGCGTGATGTGTCCCATGAGCCGCGATTCCCGCAAGCGTGGAAATCACTGTTCGGATGAGGCATGGGCAGAAGCGCTGGCAGTGCTCCACAAGCGGCGGTATCGCCACATTTCCATCACAGGCGGCGAACCCTTTCTGATGGCGGAGCGGCTGCTTTCGTTGATGTGCACGCTGCGGGATACACAGGCCGATACGCCCGTTCTGCTGCTGACAAACGGCCGAGCGCTCTGCCTGCCGCAGATTCAAGCACAGCTCAAAGAGCTTCTTGATGTGCACGATCGTTTCGGCATTCCGATTCATGGCAGCAATGCCGCGCTTCATGATGCAATCACGCAATCGCCCGGCAGTTTTGCGCAGACCATTGCCGGACTGCATTTTCTTGCCGATTCTCCTGCTGATATTGAAATCCGCATTGTATGCAGCGCACTCAATCAAGATGATTTGAGTAGCATTTGCTGGATGCTCTGCCACAGCGGTTTGCGGATTACCTGCGTCAATTTCATCGCAATGGAGATGACAGGAAGCGCTGCCTATCACCGCGACCAAATTTGGATGCCCTATGACAAGATTTATCCGCTCATTGAGCCGGGAATTTTCCAGCTTTTGTCGCATGGCATTGATGTCAATCTGTACGACTTTCCGCTCTGCGCTTTGCCCCAGCACGCTTGGCCGTTAGCCAAGCGGAGCATTTCGCCTTGGAAAATCCGCTATGATGAAAAATGCAGTCAATGCGCTGTCCGCGATGCTTGCGGCGGTATGTTTTACTCCACTTATCTGCTGCACTTGTTTCCTGTACAGCCTATTGGAAAGAGGGTGCTTGATTGAACGGCAGTTTCCGATTTGCGCGCTTCCATGACCAGTTTCTGCTGACGAATGATGCAGGTCGCTTCGCCTTTCTTCCGCCGGAGGATTTTTCCCGGTTCGTGCATCATCAGCTTCCACATGACAGCGAAACGTGGCAGCGGCTGCAGGAGAATTTCTTCTGCTATGATACAGACCGCGAAGTGTATCTGCGCAGCGTAATGGCTGCAGTTCGCGAAAATCATGCCCATCTATTTTCACCCACAAGCCTGTTTATCCTTGCTGTTACAAATCGCTGCAACAATGCTTGCGTTTATTGTCAGGCGAACGGCGGCGCAAAATGTGCTGACTTGGACATACCGACCGCGCGAAAAATCATTGACCGCATTGCCGCGTCCCCAGCAAAGCACCTTACCATCGAATTTCAAGGCGGCGAGCCGCTTATGAACTTCCCAATCTTGCAGGAGGTCGTTCGTTACAGCCGCGAAAAGCTGAACGGCAAGGACGTTTCCTTCGCACTGGTCAGCAATCTCTCCTTGGTCACGGAGGAGGTGGCGGATTGGATTGCGGAGAACAATATCTCCGTATCCACCTCCTTGGACGGGCCAAAGTTCCTCCATGATTTGCAGCGTCCGCGCAAAGACCGCGACAGTTCTTACGAGGCAATGCTGCGAGGACTGGCACGCCTGCGAGTGCGGAATCGCTCTGTTGGTGCGATTCAGACGACAACGCGGGCCGCGCTCCCATATGCCCGTGAAATCGTTGAAACATATGCTTCATTAGGCTTTCAATCCGTATTTCTCCGCCCGCTAACTTGCCTTGGTGCAGCAAAACGACGCTGGAACGAAATCGGATATACGCCGGAAGAGTTTTTAGCCTTCTACCGCGAAGGACTGCAAGCGGTATTTGAGCTGAATCAGCAAGGCACTTTCTTTCTTGAGAACCATGCAGCCATTTTTGCCTCCAAACTGTTCTGCAATGGCGGGCAAAATTATATGGAGCTGCGTTCTCCATGCGGTGCAGCGCTGGGGCAGCTGGCTTTTACCGCCTCCGGTAACGTCTATACCTGTGACGAGGGGCGCATGATGGCGGAAATGGGAGACGATGCATTCAAGCTCGGCAACGTCTTTGAAAACGGGTATGACGAGTGGCTGAACAGCAACGTCTGCAAGGCGGTTTGCTCGGCATCCCTGCTTGAAACGCAGCCCGGCTGCTGCGACTGCGTCTATCAGCCGTACTGCGGTGTTTGCCCTGTCGTTCACTATGCGCAGACTGGACAGCTGCACTGCAATCCTCTCCACAGTGAACGCTGCAAAATTTACCATGGCATGCTGGATACGCTGTTTGAATTGTTTTACCGCAAGGACGATGAAAAAATCGCCTTTCTGAAGCAATGGATTTCGTAAGGAGCAACACCATGAAGAAGAAAAAACGCTTGCGTAAAGTTGGCATTGCCCTGCTTGTTGTCTGCGGACTTGCCGCGTTCGCCAATTCGTTCTCCGACCACAATAAAACGCCCGCAAACAATACACCCTCTATTGCCTCTTATTCGCTTTCGGTTGATGATTCTGCCGCTGCGCCCGCTTTTGCTGATGTTTACGCAAGCGCCGGGCAGACTGCATCATCGTCTAATTTCCGCGGTTCCTATTCCGGCGACCTCAAAGACGGGAAACGCAACGGCACGGGTTCATTCCGCTGGACAAGCAACGTCACTTACAGTGGCGGATGGGCAAACGACCAAATGGACGGCTTCGGCGTGCTCCAGTTTCCCGAAGGATACACGCTGTCAGGAGATTTTGAGGCCGGGAAGCTCAAAAACGGCACGATTGTCTACAAATTCAACGGTATCACATGGCAACAATCGGTCGAACAGTTTCAGCTGAATCCGCAGACAACCATCATTTATGCGGATGGTACAACCGTGACCGGACTCTACACGGACGGTTATTTCAATGGTCAGGCGCAGATTCAGTATGCGAATGGGGATACCTACGCCGGCATTCTGGTCAACAGCCTGAAGGAAGATGACGCCGGAACTTACACATGGGCGGATGGCGCGCACTTCACCGGTCACTGGGTGCAGGACAAAATGGAAGGTCAGGGTATCTACTACTATGATGCTTCTGCTTCTCCAGCGCAGTTATCCGGAACTTTCATCAACAATCTTCCCCACGGGGTACTCATTTATATTTCAAAAAGCGGCAGCGTGCTCCGTACCCAGTGGGAAAACGGCGTTCGCGTACAGTAACGCAAAGGAGGAAGAACATGGCAGATTCATTCTTTCCGAAAGTCAAAAAGAGCATCACAGACTTCCTGTATGAGGAGGAAGGAAACATCCCGCGCAATAAACTGCTGACGCTTGGGTCTATGATTCTCTTGCTCAGCATTCTCTATGCTGATGAGGCCTTTGCGGGGCATCGATCCCATAGTTCGCACAGTTCGCATGGCTCGCACGGTTCCAGTTCTCACGGTAGCTCGCACGGTTCAGATTCTTCGCATGAATCACATAGCTCGCACCAGTCTGTTTCGCATTCCTCGCACGGTTCGGTGGCTGCACCCACGCATAACAGCAGCACCATCATCACCAATCCACCGACTTCGCGGGTTACGCCGAAGCCGACTGCGAAACCGACTGCTACCCCCAAACCTACGGTGAAACCGACCGCTACTCCTAAGCCTACTGTGAAACCGACTGCTACTCCCAAGCCCACGGTGAAACCAACTGCTACTCCTAAGCCTACGGTGAAACCGACTGCTACTCCTAAGCCTACGGTGAAACCGACCGCTACTCCCAAGCCCACGGTAAAACCGACTGCTACCCCTAAGCCTACTGTAAAACCGACTGCTACTCCCCACCTCACTTCGCTGCCCAACAACAATGCCGCCATGCCTACAACCGTTCCCACTTCTGCTGGATTCTCCGACATTCCAATGCCGCAGATTCCACAGGACAATACTTTTGCAAGCTCCATCAATAAGCCGATTGAACTAAGTGCCATCCCTGCATTTTCTGAAATTGATCCGCTCAAACATAAATGATTACAAATAACAAGCTCTGAAGAATTTTCAAAACCCCAGTGCGATTCATAACACTGGGGTTTTGGAGTACAATGCTTTCTTATTCCGAGTCGCTATATGCGATGGTTCAATTAACTCATACGTTCCCTTTTTTTGTCTGCTACGCTATAAAACAATAATGCTTGTAAACTTTATTTTCTTCTATTAGTGCATCATACGTAGAAAATAAAGGCTAACAATATTGACAATGACGGAAATGCACTATATAATGATAATTGGTAGATTGGAGGTGTTTGTCGGTGACGATTCGCGGATTATGTCATCGCCATTTAGTTACCTTTTTAGCATTGCCAAAAGAAAATGCTGGTAAAGGTTGCACTTCTTTCAAAGGAACCCGACTAAATTGATATAGCAGGCAAAAAGACGAACGTTGCATTACAGCTCTCTACCTTCCTGTGGATTGAGTAGCCGTAAGCTATCAGTTGCGTCGCTACTGAGAAGAAGCACTCCTGTTGTAATCAATGAAAGGATGAGAGTTATGGCGCAACAGCAGACTGATGCCAATGCAAGAAGCGCTTTCTTCGAGTGGCTCGCACAGAACGTATCGCCTGCATGTCTGTCAGATCTGTATGTAGCAGCCACAGATCTTGAAACGTATTGTGTAAACAAAAAGTTTCTGAACGAACCTATCTTCGAAGTATCTGATGCAGCTACCATTGATCGCCTTCGTGTCTGCCTTTCTCGTGACAAGATTTTTAAGCTTTTCAATCGCAAAAAGGTAGATCGCATGTTGTCATTTTTGCAATATTATGCGAAATATATATCCATTAATATTTTCGAGAAAGTACAGTTTCACGCAGCGGCATCCGCGCCAAATAGTAGACCGAAAGATTCTGCGCATAAGGCTACTGCAGCAGGACATTCTACTGTGATTGTGCAAACGTCCGCATCGGCAACGCTCTCCAAGGCTGCTGCTCACTCGATAGAGTGCTTTCGTAGTTTTTTGAACAAGCAAGGAAATTCGGCATCAGCTATTCAGCGGTTAATTGATGCATTATTAGCTACTGATGAGTTTATTTCAAAGAATGCGGGATATGGTGGAAGTATACTCGAACTAACGGGCGATGCCGCAGTCAATCACATACTTCTTTCGCTGCTGGCAGATGATGCGTTTCATCAGTTAAACCACAAATATAATGACTGCTGTGTATCTGCCGTGCAGCTTTATGTGCGGATGCTGAAAGCGAATAAAGCTGCTAAAGCGTCTGAAGCAAAACAGAACGTTCCCCTTAATCAGCCTTCTGCAATACCAAAACCGCTGCCGCAAGAAACAAAAGCTCAGGTGCTTCCTGTTTCCGCAGTTAAAGAACTGCCGGCAGAGAAACCTGTTATTACACAGCAGCTTGTAATGGAAGGTGTCGCAGCTGATCCGGTTCTGGTTTATGCCGACCAAAACGGAATTGCATGGATTGATAAGCGTCATCAAAACGGCTGCCTCTGGCTGATTGGCGATATGAGCATCTATCCACATACGATCAAACTGCATCAGATGGGTTATGATTTCAAATATGCCAAGGGCGGCGCAAAGGCCACTGATGGGCGACCGGGATGGTATTTGCAAAAGAAACCGCAGCTTGTCGTTGAAAGTCCATTACAGCCAATGGAAGCACCGAAAGCTGGCAATCCCGAAAATTCTATAAGTCCAGAACTTTTTGCACTGCTGGCCGAAGATGAATATGCACCGCTACTGGAATGCTTGCTTCAGCAAGGCATCACGACGGTAGAGCAGTTCGAGAAGATAAATCCTTGGGCATTCATGAATCGTTACGGCTTGTATAGCATCGGACAGCGTCAGGCCATCTATAAGCAGATTATATCTCGCCTCAAGCCTATCAAGCAGAGTGCCCCAGAACAGCTGTATATCCTTCAGGCGAAAGCAACTTCCTATCAGGGCAACTCACCGGCTGAGTCTTTCGCGGCTTTCTGCGAGAATATTGCGCAGAAGTATCCGCTGAAAATCAGATCGCTGCTGGACATGCCGTATAACGGAAAAGGTTCTATCGTACTTTCCCGAACGCCATCATCCAGCGATTGCGCTAAGTTGATGAACCCGGTTGCTTACATCACAGGCTCGCTTACTGCACAAGCTGCGGTGGTTTACGGTCAGTGGATTTGCAAAATGTGCAACGAGCCTGATTGTCCGGTTTCCATGTCAGAGCCTCAGAAAGCGCAATCTGCTGTACAGCAGCCGATTGCTAATACTGTTCAGCCTAAGCTGGAATCCGAGCAGCATCAGAATGCACCCAAAGAAACAAAGCCTCCCCAACAGACTGAGCCGTCGCAACACTTCGAATTGCCCAAGCGGCCTGATGTTTCTGCGCCTCCCAAGCAACTCGGGACGCTCAGTCAGCCGACGACACCTCGGTCGCCGGAAGTGCCCAAGCAGTCTGATGTTTCCGTACCTCCCCAGCAACCCGAGGCTGCCAGTCAGCCCGAAATCACCCCCACCTCACAGCCTGAAGCCAAGACATTCGTTCCGGCGAATGCCTTTCTTACGGAACGTGCGGAGAAGATTGTCCTTGCAGCTGATATTGATGGTATTTCGATGGAAAACCTTTATAGTCAACTGCGAACAACCATGATAGCCACAAAGCAGGCTGTGGCGGATTCTCCCCGAATTGTCTCCGTCGCTGGCAAGCTCATTCACGAAGATGCCTTTGTGGATTGGGAAGATGGCGCAAACCAGATGGAGAAGATTCTTGACAAACTGCTTGCCAAGAACAACGGCTATGTGTCCGCCGCGCAACTCTACGAGTATGTCCATGCGGATATGCAGATGTTCCTGAACGACAACAATATGGACGATACTCGGGCTGTGTATGACTTGGCGCAGCACCTGTTCGAGAAGGTCGATTACCACGGGAAGCATCTCGTATTCCAGTCCAAGACCCATATTTCCAGAGGAGAAACCGCGGTTACTACGAACCTTGACATCATGCGCAACTTCGCGCGTGAGCAGGGTGGTTTCTTCGTGGAGGACGAGCTGGAAGAATACTTGAAGAGCGTCGGAATTAAGACGAACGGTATGCGCACGCAGATGCAGATATACTCAAAACCCGCCTTCCTCTTCTATGCACCGCGTACATTCATTACAGCCGAAAGCATCGGCTTTGATGATGCATGGTTTGCAACCGCGCAGAAGGCGCTGGATAATTTGTTTGCCGACATGGGTGATCACGTTGTTCTGCGCGACATTCAGCCGTGGTGGTATACGCAGCTGCCAGCACTGCCGGGAAATAGGAACTGGACACCCCTGCTGTTGCAGAGCATATTGATGCACTTCAGCAAGAAGCTGAAAGGCACACATACGATTTGCGCGATGAATACGCAGGCGCTCGATACCTTACATGCCATGATTGTCAGCAACACCAGCGAAATCAGCACATTTGCTGATGCGGTGGTTGCATTTCTTGTTGATGATCAGGTTGAGCAGCGCCGTTTTGAAGCAGAGGAACTGCGTCAGCTGCTGGTTCAGCGCGGCATGATTGCGGGTAATGAGCTGATTTGGAATATGCCCAAGGCGCTGGCAAAAGACGGGCGCTTTGCTTGGGATGCCGATGGGAAATATGTTGCAGTAAAGGTGTGATGGTTATGGCGAATGTTAGCTTTACTCGAGACGAAATTATCCTTTCATTAGATGTGTTATATTCCGCCGAGGGGAAAAGCTTATCGCCCGCTTCTGAGAGCATCAAAGAACTTAGCGCTGTATTAAACAAACTGCCGATTCATCCGTTAGAAAAACGTCCGGATAATTTTCGTAATTGTGTTGGTGTAAGTCACCAGATAGAGCGTTTTGAAAAGGGCTATTCTGATAATCAAAAAATATGGAATGTCGGCTGTCTGTTTTTTCAGGTTGATGCAGAATATAAAGGCAAACATGACGAATTACATGCCGTAGCACAGGCAATTCGTCGAAACATTCCATACTATGCACTCGTACCATTTGGCAGTGATTTAGAGCAGAATGGTTTCCCAGAAGGTGCGTTGCTAAGTCATCTTCATAGGTTCATTGAAAATCGCGATGGTAAAAAATATAATTTAGAGGAACGATGCATGATATGCCAATTGTCACCAGATTCTTTATATCAGTACTGTGGCAATTTACTTCAGAAGCACCTTGTTATTCCACCAAGCGATATGGATGGCAGTAAAAAATACACATCCTGTGACTTTATCACCGTGTGTCCGAATTGTCATACAGCATTGCATCAGTATCGTCCATGGTTAAGCAAAGAAAAATGCGGAAATTTACTCCGCTGACGGGGGTGTAGTTAGTCCATGTATGGCTATGAGTGGACAGCGGAATATGGCATCTTCCGTCTGACCATTGATGCAAAGATTCAAAAAGAAATTCGTCCAGTCTTTCATGAAGAACTGGACTTTTTTGGGATGGATCAATATTGGGACTATCCCAAAGATACCGATAATCCTCTATTGTGGGCTGAAGGTATTCGCCGTTATGTAATAAATGGTGAATGTGTGGCAGAGGCACAGGGTGGTGGGTTCTACACAAAACCAACAATCAAACTGTTGACCGAAGATAGACTTCAACTTAAGCCAATAGATGTTGAACGCCTTTACGAGGTTAATCAGGCTCTTATGGTAAGCCTCGAACAGAAGGCAATACAATTTATTCAAACGCAGCACGAGAAATATCAGCCTAAGGGCTATTCGTTCATTTGTGCCTTTTCAGGCGGCAAAGACTCTCTTGTTCTACTCGATTTAACCTCTAAGGCTTTAGCTCCCGGAGATTTTTATGTTGTATTTAGCAATACTGGCATGGAACTATCGGACACACTAAAAGCAGTCGATGCGGCAAAGCGACTATGGCCGAACTTGCGGTTTGAAGAAGCAAAGTGCCATATGAAACCGACTGATTCTTGGGATGAGTTTGGGCCTCCCGGTCGCAGGATGCGTTGGTGTTGCGTTGTTCACAAGTCTGTTCCGACCATTATCAAGTTGCGTGAGATTATTGGTAATTATAACGCCAAAGCTGTTGTATTTGATGGTGTTAGAGCAGAAGAAAGTGCAAGAAGAGCCAAATACGACGATGTAAGTGAAGGAGCAAAGAACATTAGTCAGGTGAATGCCAGCCCAATACACAAATGGAATACAGCTGAATTATACTGTTATATTCTAAAAAATTCATTGATGATAAACAATGCTTATCGTCTTGGCTTGTTCAGAGTCGGATGTATGGTCTGTCCGTTGTCATCCGATTGGTGGGATGGTATAGCAAACGCATATTACAAAAACGAAATGGAACCTTTGCTGCAACGTGTAGAGGAATATGCAAAAAGAACGAAGCCTGAAAACGAAGTCAAAAAGTATATTGAAGATGGTGGATGGAAGGCTCGAATGGGGGGACGAGGGCTCCTCAACGGAGGAAATCGAGTAACAGAGCAAATTCAGAATAATGAACTCACTTTCACTATCAATAACGCGACACAGAATTGGCTATCGGTTGCACCCATTCTCGGCTCTATTACTGAACAGAACGACATACACGGTGTTCACAAAATTAGCGGAATTAATTATGAGTATCGAATAGTAAGGGAAGAAAGTTCATTAAAAGTTTCGTATAAGCCATTCTCAAAAATGGACAGATTTGTTATCAGCCATCTAAGAGGAATTGCGTATAAATGTGCTTTCTGTAAAGGCTGCCGCGCATGTGTTGTGCAATGTCCAACGGGCGCGTTTACTATTCAGTCAGATGGCTCAATTCTAATAAGACAGTCAATTTGTGTCCATTGCTATAACTGTCTAACTTTTTCAGAGAAAAGCTGTTTGCTTGCAAAGTCGCTCAGCACAACAAATGGAGGCGGAAACGGTATGGATATGAAGGGCATGAATCCCTATCAGCACTTTGGATTAAGGCAGGCTTGGGTTGAACATTTTATGTCTGAAGGCGTAGAGTGCTTCGGGCAAGGAGTTCTTGGCAATCGTCAATATGATGCATTGAAAGTCTGGCTCAAGGAATCGCAGATACTGGAAAGTAACAGCAAAAACAAGTCTCTATCCATCACACCCATTGGAGAAAAACTGATCAAGTTCGGGCCCTATAAACCGATTACTTGGGCTGTTATCTGGGCAAATTTGGCGTATAACTCCACAATTTGTCATTGGTATTGCCTAAATGCCGAAATTGGCGCAACCTATGAGAAGGGCGACCTCGTCGTCATGTTGGGCGAGAATGGTTCCAAGTCGAGCCGTGACAACGCAATTACCGCACTGACTGAAACACTCCGCCAATCCCCCATTGGTTCAGCTATCAAGCAGGGGGTTGCAATGGAGATTACAAAGAATACATATTCCTACCTCCGCGCCGGTTGGGATTACCCTCACGCCGCCGCATTGCTCTATGCGCTGTATCTCTACGCGGAGCGCACCGGCCGCTACAGCTTCACATTCACTGACCTCGTGAACGCCCACAACAACCCTGACGGCGCGGGCATGTCCCCGGCAGACATCTTCGGTATTGACGTGAAGAACTTCCGCGAACATGTGCAAGGGCTGGCGGTGGGCTTCCCGAAGTACATCCGCGTGTCTTTCGTTGCCAATCTGGATAACATCATTCTTGCACCCGGAATTTCTTCTTTGGACGTTCTGGTGCTTGCTGAAGAATAACACAGAAAGGAATATGCAGCCATGCCCACCGCCAAATACAGCAATTATCTTGAAATCAACCCGTCTTTCGAGTCGGTCGTTGACATTGATGCGGATACGCGAAATACAAACCTATGGCGCGAGTATATCGTCGGGGATGATATGGAGTCCCTTGTCGAGCAGATGTGCCAGTCTATCGGCAATGAAGCACCCGACTTGCGCCGCTCCTTCTGGATTCACGGCTCTTACGGAACTGGCAAGAGCTATGCCGCCATCTTCGTCAAGCACTTGATGGAAGAAAAGCCGGAAGTGGTGGGCGATTTTCTCGCGGCATCCAACCGCTTGGCGAAGTACAAGAACCGCGTGATGAAATTCCGCAGCAAGGGCGACTTCCTCGTCGTATGGCAGACCGGATGCAACGGTATACGCTCCGGCGACATGATGCTGCTGGAGATGGAACAAGCAATACAGCAGGCGCTGGTTGCAAAATTCGGTGACAAAGCGCAGCTCGGAAGCAGTTCTTTGCTTGATGCTGTAAAGGCGAAGCTGAACGACCCCGGCACGAACTGGGATTATCTGATTGAAACAACCTCGCTGGGTGATGATTACAGCTCCGCCGACGAACTGCGTGCCCAAGTCAATGAGGGAAATCTGAAAGCTATTCAAGCGGCAGCTGCCGTAATTCGTCGGCGCGGCGGCTTAATCAACAACCTTGATACCTTCAAGGCGTGGATTGCCGATGTGATTGAAAGCAATGGGCTCTCCAAGAGCGGTATTTTCTTTATCTGGGACGAGTTTACCGAGTACGTTGCCCACAGCGATGATCATACGGTTATGCAGCAGATTTCTGAGTTCTGCAAGGTGCAGCCGCTGTTTATGCTCTATGTCGTTCACCGCAGTCAGGAAATGGTGGACAGCATGGGCAAAGACCGCTATCAGATGATTACCAATCGCTTCCACCAGACAGAGTTCCATGTTAGTGCGGATGCCGCCTTTGACTTGATTGCTGGCTCCATTAACGTCCGCAACGGCATGAGCGAAACGTGGAAGGAAGATCGGAAGGCAGTCATCAAGCGGATTCAGCCTTCCCTGCCGGACATGTCCGGGCTGGATGATAAAATCAGCGAACATATCCAGTTGTTTTGCCCAATGCACCCCATGACGATTCGTCTGCTCTCCCGCGTTGCAGAGAGCTTTGCCGCGGCGCAGCGAACGATGTTTCGCTTTATGAAGGATAGCTCCAGCACTGAATTGGGCTTCCTCGGCTATATCAGCAAGTACGGCCCGGATGACCAATTTTGCTGGCTCACACCCGACTGGCTGTGGGACTATTTCTTCACCCGAGCAAGTGACTTCAGCGACAAGGACACCAAAGCTGCCGAATATATCCATCACTACGAAGAAAGTAAGCATTTGGTAGAAAACGATGAGAATGCGCATTGCGTGTTTAAGACAGCTATGCTGCTGCTTGCAGTCATGTCCTCCACAAAAGGCGTTTATGGTGGTATGAAGGCACATGGCGGTATTTCTGCCACACAAGACTGCTTAATCAATTGCTTGGCTGGTGTAATGTCTGCTGACAAGGTGAAGGACTTGCTTACAACCCTGGAGGATTGCAAAATACTGCTTCGCGATGAGGCTACGAATGGTGTTATCCGCTTACAGCTGCCTTTCCGTGGTGCTAACGGCGATGATTTCAAAATCCGGTACGAAGAAAATGACGGCAAGTACAGCCGCTATCAAATGTTTGCAAAGGATGGAAAGTTTTCATCAGCTTTTGAGAAGCTGGCATGGGATGAAAACGATGCTGCTTTCAAGCGCATGAAAATCTGCGTATGCTGTGCTGAAACGCGTTCCATTAAAACACGTCTGGAAGAAATCAAGAAGGAACTGGATAAGTGTCCCTATAAGCTCGGCTTGCTGATTGTTACAGTGAAGGATGAGGCCCAGTACAAGTCTATTCAGAAGGATTTGGAAGACACCGCAGCAAATTCTGGTGAACCTCGATTGATTATTGCATTGGTCAAAACGCCGTTTACTGATGAAAAGCGGAAGCAGTGGCTGACAAACATCACGAAGCAGGAATTGGCAAGTAGCAGCGTGAAGACTGCAGCTGCTTCCCAGTACGAAAACGATGCCCGCATTATTGTAAGCACATGGGTCAATGAAGCTGTAAGCGTCAGCAACATCATTGCGTGGAATGAGAAAAATGTCTTTACTAACCAGTTTGGTATGCTCAATCTGAGAAAAACCATCCGCATGAACGTGCAGGATGTACTCTTCCCGTATGCGCCGGAAACCATCGTTGTCACCAGCACAGCCTATAAGCCTTGCAATGATCCGGCACCACTTGCGGGCATTACTCGCGCAACAACAAATTCTCAGTTGAAAAACGTTCTTGATGGTTTGAAGCAGCCCGGTCTGCTTTCGCTGAATACCATTAACAGCATGGTAGATGCCAATGGCAGCAAGCAAGCAACATCCGTCAGTGCACTTGCTAAGTTAATTCGTGATGAGATGGAGTCTGGTCAAAAAGTCGTTTTAAGTGATTTGTGGGCAAAGCTGCAAGCAGCGCCATTCGGTTATTACAATTGCATTGCCTGCGGCGTTCTGCTTGGTTATGTATTCTCTTGTTATAAGAATAGTACGTTTAACTGGACGGACAATGTACAAAGCACACACGATCTGGGTGATGCCACGCTCAAAACGTTGATTCTAAACATGGTTAAGGGAATCATGACAACTGACTACCTCTCTGCGGGCAGTGTTACATTCCAGCAATTCCGTCAGTATGCCAAGTACATTCTGAATCTGTCGGATGCAGAGATTGCCAATGAAACAGCATGTTGGCACAATATGCGTGAAGCTGTGACGAAGACAGGTTCTCCTTTCTGGGCGCTCAAGTATCTGCCAGATGCAGTTTATGGAAGCCCTGATTTCAAACTGGTGGCAATGAAAATTATTGATAATATGCAAGAATTTATTGCTGCTGAAAATAACAGTGAAGGTGCCATGAGCAATGTCATTCAGCTTTTTAACGGCCGCGGCAAACTGAGAGTCAATCTCACAAAGGCATTCCAAGATAAGAACGTTATGGCTGTTGCTTTCCGCACCTTCCTGTTTGATGCATCGCCTGAATTGAAGGCGATTGCGGACAAGCTCTCTGTGACGCCAGAAGCGCTTAGCGACAAGCTGCACATGGTGATGCAGAATGCCATCTATACTTGGACAGAAGAGCAGGTAAAGGGAAAGCTGCCGGACATCGTAAGCGAATACGGCTATCTTGATGCGCTGAACAGTGCCTTGGAAAAAGTCTACCACAGCACCGAAGATGCTGTGAAAGACCTTGCTAACCTTTTCAAGTTCCTGCGAATTTCTATGGCAGCCATTGCAAAGCTGGATAAACCTTGGTTTGCAGCAATGCAAATTCTGTATAAAGTTTCGTACAATGGCATCCTCCATATGACGCAAGAAGAGCGTGCTGCTGACATTGCAGTTCTGACGCAGTATGGGAAAAATGCCATGGACTGCTTGAAAGATGCCAGACCTGTGCTGGCTGATATTCTGGAAAGCGAGGATATTGACTGCACACAGCAGGAACTTGATTCAATTTATGCTGGTCTTAAAGATATGACCTGCGATACATCGTTATCTCAGTTTGAGAAAGAGCTGAAAACACAGATTGGTCGCATTAGTCAGGTTAGAAATCGTGCGCTGCTTCAAGAACGCTGGCTTAGCTTAACAGGCAAAGAGTCTGTTAAGGCGTGGTGTTCCGATCATAGCGCACCGCTGCTCTGGATTATTCCAAAGGAGTTCAAAAAGGACTTTGTCACGTTGATTGATGTGCAGAAGAATAATCGCGTGCTTGATCAAAGTGTTCAGAACGCAATCAACACACTGTCCACTATGGACGCTGCCATTCTGAACGATAGTGCAAAGATTAATGATGCTTTTATGAAAATTATAGGCATTGAATATGCATCGCTCTTCCAAGAATGTGGCCCGGTTATCCTTGCACAGGCCAAAATGCGCATTGGCAACGACATGAGCGCATGGGACACTTCTGATCTGCCGACGCTTCTTGGGTTGCTGAAGAATGCACAGAAAGAAAAAGCAAAGAAGGAGAAACTGGCGGGTGCAAAGAAGAAAGCTGCCGTTATGCCTGAAAGTGATCTGCGCAGCCGCGTTGTGCAATTTTTGGACGAGCACCCGGAATTCTGTGATTTCTTCGCCAAATAAGGGAGAAAATAAGAATGACAATTTCGCAAGTTATTGATAAGCTGAACAAGGAAAAGCAGGAGGGAATCCCTTCCCGCTTTCCTTGCCGCGCTATCATGGTTAAAAATGTGCAGCAATACTGTGAGCTTCTTTCTGAACTTCAAAAAATTCCTGACATCGTGAAAGTTTCGCCTGCTGAATTGTTTTCCTCTGCTGATGTAATGCCGCAGTATATCAACTTAACAGCTTCCCAGTATGCCAATCAATGGGTTATTTTGACTGGTGTGAGCGAATATCTTCGCTTGTTCGGCAAGAGTGAATCAGTAAATAACCGTTTTTCTTCGCTGTGGAGCCATCAAGTTCCCGCAACCAGCCGTGGCCGAATCATTATTCCACTATGGGGATGCGAAGCGCAATGGCATGACCATTCTTTGCATCTCTGTGAAGATGAGCGGCAAGACGATTTCTATATGAAGTGTTTTTCGGCAGATGATGAGGAAGAAAAGTTAAATTTCTTGGTCATGTCTGGTGCCTTTGAGCAGTATATCTCGCAGTTATCTGCACAGAGTGCACATATGCTTGTCGGCTTGCGTGACTGGTATGACTACTGGGCGAATCCTTCCTCAACCTCTAACACGATTCTGCTGCTCACCAAACGCTATGTCTCAATTCAGCCCACAGAAGGAAATATTTCCATCCGCGTAATTCAGGACACATTTTCTTTCTTGCAAGAGAACCTGAAGGATGGGCACACCTTAACAAAAGATACCTGCCCACCGGAAGCACAAAATATACTATTCGAATATTCGTTGGCGGGGAAAACACTGGATGACGCTGTTTTGTCTGCGCTTAATATGGCACAATTTAACGAAATTGATGTCATGAGTAAATGGCCTGTGCTTTCAGAAGGACAAAAGCAACTGGTATCTCTTTGGCTCAAACGTCATCCAGAGAACAGTTATCTCTATCACTGCATTCAGGCCAGTACCAATCTACAAGATATTCCCGAGCATGTACTACATGATATTTTTCATCTTCGCTCTTCTCATCCTGAATGGGATAACGATAGTCAGCGTCTCGTTTCAGCTATGAAACTGCAAAAAGATAGTATCTTTTTCAGCGAATTGGATAAGATTGCTGTGTATGAAGAACGGCTTAAGTTCTTATCAGGTGGAAGTAAAGAAGAGAAAGTATATTTGCTTCACATGATTGGTAAATGGATGCGCGAGGATGCCAATCAAGTACGAAACTGTGAACTCCTTGAAAAGACATATCCGGCGCTTTATGCATACCTCGGTGGTAAAACATATGATTCTGATTTGAGCAGATATTTTGCACTCTACAAATCCCATAAACTTGAAAATTCTTTGCCAACAGATGAAGAGCTCTATTTCTCTGGCATTCGGACTGATTCTTACGATTATCGATATGCGCTCCTTAGCGAATCGGTAACAGACGATTGCATTGTCCTGTGGATTGATGCACTGGGCGCAGAATGGCTTCCGCTGCTTGTTTGGTCGCTTGAGCAGAATCAGAATGGCAAAATTGCCGGCATTTCAATTGCACAGGCAACACTCCCAACTGAAACCTGTTTTAATGAGCAGTGGAAGCAGATGAATGCGCCGCATATGAAGCTGGATCGTTTGGACAAATTGGCGCATAAGGGAGTTGTTGATGTTCCGGACTACTATGCCTGCATAGAACAACAGCTTTCTTTTGTGGGCGGCCTTGCCGCAAGGGTTGACGAACTTCTTGCGTCATATCATCGCGTAATTATTACCGGTGATCACGGCACAAGTCGTTTGGCAGCACGTTTTTTCCATAAATCTGATGGAATGAATCCGCCGCAAGGTGCAACTGCATGCAGTCATGGCCGCTATTGCAAATTAACCGCGCCGGCAATTGCACAGACATATCAGACAATTGCCAAAGATAGTGCTGGTTGCCAGTACCTTGTGTTTACCAATTATGATCATTTCACGCAATCCGGCTTTGCAGCTGGCGCTGACGATGAAAATGCAATCTACGGTGAAGTACATGGTGGTGCAACCCCGGAAGAAATGTTAGTCCCTGTTGTTGTTTATGACAGCATAAAGGAAAAGCCGCTAACTGCTCAATGGCAAAAGTCTGAAGTTAAGATAATGATGAAGAAGGCAAAACCTGTTCTAAAATTTAGCCGTCCTGTTCATTCACTTCAAGTCAAACTGGGGAGCTATGAGGGGAAATGCACTCCTTCTTCTGACAAAAAGCAGTGGACAATTGAGTTCCCGGGCATTGCACCTAACACCTATGCTGCATCTATTGCAGCTGATGGTGTACTTGTTGTTACCGAACCGCTTAAGATTCTTTCTGCACTTGGTGGAGGGGACGGTGATTTGCCTTGACGCGGAAGAAAACCTGCTGCGATTGCGGCAAGCAACTATCGAAAGACGAAGTTGCTTTAAGCCGAAAACTGATTGATGCGGATACTGAAGATTTCTACTGCATTTGCTGTCTTGCTGAGTATATTGGCTGTACGGAGCAGGATTTAATCGAGAAAATTCAGGAGTTCAAGGAACAAGGCTGTACCTTGTTCTTATAACGGAGGCTTATCATGCTTGAAGAGAAAGTCAGAGAAGTATTTGCTGATATGGTGGTGCTTAAAGATCCCCAGCGCAGCCAGTATTTCTCCAACCTCAGTATTCCATCTTACATGCGAGACTGGTTGGTCATGAAGTTTTCGGATGATGATGGCAGCATTGACTACGATAGTGTTCGTCGATACATCAAACGGTACATTCCCAATCGAGATGACTTCGAACAATATAAGTTCCAAATGGTGAATGGGGAAACTGTGCAATTCTTGGCACGAGTGCGGGTGTCCGTCGATGTCAAGCGCGGGAAAACCATGTTTGAATTGCCTGATTTCGGTGGTTCTCGCGGGGGTGCAGCTGGCGTTGTCGCATTCGATGTTGCGGAAGAATGGCAATCAACGCTTCTGCACGAAAGCGAAAATTGGGGCATTGTTTCACTTTCATGGACGATGGAAGGAACACCTTCTAAGCCGAAGGGCGTCATCACGATGGTGGGCTACAAGCCGTTTTGCCCGTATTCCATTGACTTGGATTTTTACCGAGAAGCGCGGCGAGAATTTACAACGCAGGAATGGATTGACGTCATCATTAGTGCTGTTGACTATAATCCTGATGGCTACTGCAACAAAGATGGTGAAGTCAGTGAAGAAACGAAGCTGTTCTTTTTGCGCAGGCTTTTGCCTTTTGTGGAAAAGCGACTCAATATGATTGAGCTCGCACCGAAAGGCACTGGGAAAAGCTATGTGTTTGAGAAAATCAGCAAACGCGGTTGGCTTATCAGCGGCGGTACAGTTTCCCGTGCATCCTTGATTTATGACAATGCGAAAAAAGTGGGCGGCTTGCTTACTCGGTTCGACTATGTTGGCTTTGATGAAGTGCAGTCAATAACCTTCGAGCAGCCCGGTCAAATTCAACAGGCATTGAAGCACTATATGGAGTTCGGCGAAATCAAAGGTTTTGATGCGATGCTGACCGCAGATGCCGGTGTCATTGTGCTGGGCAATATTGATGCTGATCGCTTCGACATCAACAAGAACATGGTCGAACATATCAGTGAAGTTTTCGGCGAATCCGCAACGTTAGACCGTTTTCACGGTTTTATTCCCGGGTGGGAAATTCCTCGAATGACAACCGGAATGATTGCCAAGGGCTGGGCCATCAATACTGAATATTTCGCTGAAGTGCTGCATGCTTTACGCGATGATTTAAGCTACGCATCTATCGTGGATGAGCTCATTTCAGCGCCGCCCAAAGCAGATAAGCGACATATGACAGCAATCACAAGACTGTGTACTGCCTTGCTGAAGTTGTTATTTCCCCATGTGCAATCGAAGGACGATATTTCATGGGAAGAATTTGAAAAGTATTGTCTGAAACCGGCCATCGATATGCGTTCGACTATCTATAAGCAGCTTTGCATCATTGATCCCAAGGAATACGATGTACTTAGTAAGAACATTCCCGAAATAACCCGTAAGTAAATAAGCAGGTGATTCTCTGATGATATACGCTGACCATGCTGCTACCACGATGCTTTCCAATCAGGCTAAGGAGGCAATGCTCCCTTGGCTGTGTGAAGAGTATGGAAATCCCTCAACGCTTTATAGCCTTGCGCGAAATCCACGCAAGGCTATTGCTGATGCCCGGGCAATCATTGCTGAAGCAATTGAGGCTGACCCCGATGAAATTCTCTTCACATCATGCGGAACAGAATCCGATAATTGGGCGCTATTGGGCACTACATTACGTTTTCCCCATCAGCGGAAGCGTATCATTACAAGCTGCATAGAGCATCATGCAATTCTGCACACCTGTGGCTTCCTTGAAAAGCTGGGCTATGAAGTGGTGTATCTTCCCGTTGATCATTCTGGCTCAATTAAGGAATCTGATTTAAGGAATGCAATCAATGATGATACCGTTTTAGTGTCCATCATGTATGCTAATAATGAGATTGGCACAATCGAGCCGGTATGGGAGTATAGTCGCATTGCACATGAGCACGGTGTACTTTTTCATACGGATGCTGTTCAAATCATGGGGCATGAGCATGTAAGAGTACATACGATTGATGTTGACATGTTATCAGCATCAGCACACAAATTTAACGGCCCTAAAGGCGTTGGGTTCCTTTATCTAAAAAAAGGTACACCGATTGAACCGCTATTGCATGGTGGTGGACAGGAAAAGGGAATGCGTTCCGGAACAGAAAACGTAGCAGCAATTGTTGGTATGGCAGTAGCGCTGCAAGAACATATGCAGTCTATTGACGAGGAACAGCAATACCTTGAAGGTCTGCGGCATCGGTTAATCTGCGGGCTTCATTCCGCCTCTCTGGATTTTATTGTGAACGGTGCTGAGAAACACGTTCCGGGGAGCATATCCATTTCTTTCAGAGGCGTTGATGGGGAAATGCTGCTGCACCGTCTTGACTTGATGGGGATTGCCGTTGCAACAGGATCAGCTTGTAATTCCAAAGACACAGTGCTGTCACATGTAATCAAGGCAATAGCGGTGCCAGAAGCGTATGCGAAGGGAACAATTCGCATCACACTCGGCATGGACAACAATGAGGAACAAGTGGACAAAATCGTAGCAGCATTACGAAGAATATTGACATGGTCTTTGTAATCGGCAATCAGAACGCAAAAAGAGCGGTCAAGACGTGGCACTGTCGGTACAAACAACCAACCAGCAATTAACAAATATCCTGTTATTTGCTGGTTACGTTACTTAAAAATCAATTTGGGGAGGCGAACATATTCATGGACAAAAAGTATACAGACTTTATGGATGAAATATCATCCGATGAACTCTACGAAGGGCTTCTTGCATATGGGCTCTTTGCTGAGAAACTCCCGCCCGTATTTACTTCTGTTCCTTTCTTCAATTACTGCAAAACACGTTCAGAGGAATTTAAACTTAATATGTGCTGGAATGAATACATTACTTTTCGTGTAATGCGTAATATTAGCATACCTCGACTTATGGGAATTCCAAATCCTTTTAGGTATCAAATGTTATGTGCTGAACTAAAAAATGACTGGGATCAGTTGCGCACCCACTTTCACAAACAGACGGACGGGCAGAATTATCGTGTCAGTCGAATTCACGTTCGTAAGGAATACGACAGCAAACGTATTTTTGAAATGAACTATAAAAACTGGCGAACAGATGGCAACCCGGAACTTGATTTGCTAATTCATAATGTTGGAAAAAGCAATGATAGTAGCAGAGTGGCACGCCGCTTTATCGTTCAAACTGATATTTCCACTTGCTTTGCCAGTGTTTATACGCATTCGATACCATGGGCCTTAGCTGGAAAAAATATTGCAAAACAAGAAATCAAAGATGAAGAATTGTATTATAACAGAATTGATAAAGTATGTTCTAATATGCGCAATGGCGAAACACATGGACTCCTTATTGGGCCACATGCCTCAAATCTACTGGCAGAGATTATCCTAACTGTCGTTGATAAGGAACTTTACGATAAAGGCTACCGCTATGTTAGAAATATTGATGACTACGACTGCTATGTTAGCAGCTGTGATGAGGCACAACGATTTCTACAGGATCTTGAACAAGAGCTTCGCAAATTTGATTTGTCTTTAAATCACAAGAAAACCAAGATTGTAGAGCTCCCAACTTGCATAGATGCAAACTGGAAACGCCAGCTGAACGACCTGCCCAAAGTTGGTGTATCAGGACTGGTTGAGTATCCACAAGTGAACGCATTTATTGATACTGCTTTAATGTTGGCCAAGGAAACAGGTAACTTTGCAATTGTGAATTATGCCATCAAAAAGCTAAAAGGAGCAAAACTCTCCGCCAACGGGAAGAAGTTGGCAGCAAAACGTTTTATGCATATGGCTGTACTCTATCCATACCTTCTACCGCTTATGGAGGAATACGTATTTATCCCGTATGAAGTTGCCGTATGTGATATCAAGGAATTTTCGGATGCAGTATATCAGGAAGCAACCAAGCTTAATGATTACGAAAGCTTGTGTTACTCAACGTATTTTGCAGTTCGTTTTAACTTTTTAGTTGATGCTTTTGAAAAAGATTATGAAGGCTCGCTGAAATATGTGAAAGACAGCAGGGATTGCTTGCTACTGACTATGACATGGATTTATTTTGTGCAACAGAACCATGGTAAAAGAGATGCGACACAGGTAAAGGATCTTAATCAAGTAGCCAAAGAGTTAGAAAAGACAGAGATGGATCGCTATTGGTTATTCTGCTATGAAGCTCTGTCCGCTGATAATTTACGCGATCAATGGAGTGTAATGAAGAGGAAGAACATAAGTTTCATTAGAAAGGAAATACGAGATCTTTATACTTCATCCAATCATAAGACAAATTGAACAGTTTGCATTACTTAAAATCAAACGTGTAGGCAGATTACTATATCATTTACAGTGAAACTCAAATCCCTTTCATATAAACCTCGCGACTGTTGATGTCGTCAGTCAGCGTCACTTTCAGCAGCACCTTAATCTCCACATCCTTGATAGGGCTGCGCTCCATCGCAAGAAGATAATCCTCTTTATCCACCTTGCCGGACTTGATTTCGATGGGGAGTACGGCGCCCGCCTGCTCCACCATAAGTCCACCGTAATTTTGATAGAATTACGGTGGACTTTTTCTATGCCCGAAAACCGCTTGATATAAGGCTTTTCGGCTGTTCAGGCGCATAAGCGAACCCCGCTGCAGAGCAATTCTGCGGCGGGGTTTTGTGCTTTATATGGGTTTTGTGGTGCGTACACCGCTGAGCAAAATCACCTCGACCGGCGAAATTGAGCAGCGGTTCCGCTTGAATTGAGCAATGGGACCGCCCGGATTGAGCAGCCCCACCGCTCAGGTTGAATATGGACAGAACAAATCAGTCAAGGTATTATAAATATAGTCGGAGTCAGATGTCCTGCAAACCCTTCCGCTTGCGCATGGATTCCTTGCCTCCAATGACCACGGTGTAAGCATCGTGGACGATTCGGTCGCAGATGGCATCAGCCAGCAGTGGGTCAGACAACTTTTCCGGCCAGCCCGGAATGTCAAACTGGGAGCAGAAGATCGTGGAGTTTCGCTTGTACCGGGACTCCACGATTTCCAATAAGTCCCTGGCTTCCGTTTCTTTCAAAGGGTACAGAAGCCATTCGTCAATTATGAGCAATGCGTACTTCTTGTACTGGGCCATGAGCTTGCGAATCGTACCGTTGCCCCTGGCAATCTGGAATTCTACCAGAAGATCCGGGAGCCGGATGTACTTCACCGCATAAAACCGTCTTGCGGCAGCCATGCCCAGAGCGCAGGCGAGATAGGTTTTGCCGCTGCCGGTAGCTCCCAGCAGGATGATGTTGTGGTGCTCCTGAATGTAGTTGCAGGTGCTGAACCGCAGCAGTTTCTCCTGCTTCAGTCCTCTGTCGGGCAGATACTCCACATTTTCCAGACAAGCTCCCGGATCCGAGAAGGTTGCCTGCCGGATCAGCTTGTTCAGATGGTTATTCTTTCGGGCATTCCATTCCGCATCCACCAAAAGACCGAGCCGGTCCTCAAAGGTCATGTTTTGGAACTGCGGATCGACAAGTTGGTCCTTCAGGGCATTGGCCATAACACTCAGCCGCATTTCACGCAGCTTGGATACCGTTGTTTCAGTCAGCATCACTTATTCCCCCTTCCGTAGTAGTCAGCCCCACGGGTGAAACCGTACTGGGAAGAGGACGCAGTAGCCGTACTCTGCTCAGGAATGGCTTTATCCTGGCCGGATGCCAGAATAGCCTGAATATTCTTGAGAGAAGGGCGGGGTGTGTATTCCAATGCCCGTTTGCAAGCATTCTCCAGCCGTTCCGGAGTGTACTTGTCTGCCAGCTTCAGCAGACCCATGCAGGACTTGTAGCCCTGCTGTTCTACTTTGTAGCTGCCGAGAATAGCCCGGACAACGACCTGCGTGTTGCTGCCGACCTTACCGGCCCAGTGAATGAACCGTTCACCGTTCCACTGGACATACTTCTGGTGCTCTGGCGGCATATGCGCCTGGATCGTGCTGTATTGGTTAAACCGTCCGTACAGCCTGGGATGGGAACAGATTCGGTTTCCACCGTAGAAAACCTCTACCGTGGATCTGGTGAGCCGGACATCTACTTTCTGCTTGATGTACTCAAAGGGAACAGAATAGTTCATGCGCTCCACGGAAATGTGGTAATTTGGTCCCAACGTTGCCACTTTCCAGATGGCCAATTCAAAAGGTCTGGGCGGCAGAGGGCGCAGGAAGGGCCTCTCTTCTGCAAAGCTGCTGGCCCGGCTGCCTTCCTGCTTCTGGAAAGGTTTATGGTTGAACGCCTCCAGACGGTCCCAAATCGCCTCGTTCAGTTCCAATAGGGACAAAAACTGGCGGTTCCGCAGAGCGGCCAGTATGAAGGTAGAGATGATACCGACAGTACCCTCAACAGCAGCTTTATCCTTGGGAGCGCGGACTCTGGCAGGCAGAATTGCCGTGCCATAATGCTCTGCCAGCTCCTGGTACGATTTATTGAGAACAACCTCATCCTTCCCATGCTTTTGCACGCCGGTTTTCAGATTGTCGCACTGGATGATCCGTGTAACGCCGCCAAAGTATTTGTAGGCATTCACATGGGCAGTGGTCCATGAGTCCTGGTTCATGGAGAAAAAGGCTTCTACGTAGCTGTAGCCACTGTAGGGCAGGGTTGCCACGAACACATAGGCCGGGATAATTTCACCGGTGTCTGTGTCAATAACAGCGGCAGTATCGCCGGCCCAGTCCACCTGCATAACCTCGCCGGGCTTGTGGTTCAGGTGCATGGTGGCGTTTACCTTTGTCAGATAGTCCGCATAGTACTTGTTGAACTGGGTGGACTGGTATGGAATCTCACCCGCCGCCCGACACTGGTCGCAGTATTCCAGCCACAGCAGATTCAGGGTGATACCGCTGCGCTGGAGTTCCTTGTGGACATAGGCGTAGTCCGGCATCTTGTAGACAGGCTTCGAGGGGCTGGTCGGAAACAGACGCTCTGAGAGCTGCTTATCCGACATTTCCTCCGGCAGTGGCCATTGCAGGCCGCAGTTTGCTGCCCGTTGCAGGGTTGCTGCCACAGTGTTCCGAGCGCACTGGCAGCTTGACGCGATCTCGGTCTTGTTGAGTCCCAGGCTATGGAGTCTGAGAATCTCACGGTAATTGGTCATACAGGTGACCTCCTTGTAGATATTTACACCGCAAAATGCGATGCATATCTACATTTTACCGCAGTGCTCAACGACGGCGGCAAGCGTGCTCAATTCCGCCGGAATGGATGCTCAATTTGAGCGGTCGTGCTGCGCAATCTCGCGCGGAATACTCATTGTGGCTTTTTTGTCGTTGTAATCGTTAAACAGCTGGGGTAATCGTTGAACTACTGGAGTATTCGTTAAACTGCCGAGGTAATCGTTAAACAGCCGAGTTCTGATAATACTCCTTATGAGAAAATCGGCGATGAAGTACGGTCGTTGTCGGATGAAGTACCGTTTGACATCCCCGATTCGTGGGAGTGGGTGCGGCTGGGCAACATATCGTCCTATGCAGAAACCAAGCAGAAAGTAAATGCAACAAGCGCCGATCCTTCGATTTGGGGTCTGGATTTGGAGGACATCGAAAAAGGCGGCAGGCTTTTAGAGCATAAAACAGTCGGTGAACGCAAAGCGGTTGGTGATAAGACCGTATTTACAAAGGGTGACGTTCTCTACAGCAAGTTGCGCCCATACCTGTTGAAAATTCTTGTCGCCCCCGATGACGGCATTTGTACGCCAGAAATCGTACCATTTCGTGTATACGGCGGAATCGATCCAAACTACATCGTCAATTATCTGAAATCCCCTTATGTCGACAATCTCATCAACAGCATTACTTACGGCGTGAAAATGCCCAGGGTCGGCACAGAAACAATGACCTCTCTATTAGTGCCAGTACCCCCGCTGGAGGAGCAGCAGCATATTGTTGAGAAGATTGACGAGGTTGCCTCTGCTGTTTCTGCATACGATGTGGCGTACCAAAAAACCGAAACCTTAAACTCAGCCTTCCCAGAAGCTCTCAAGAAGTCGATACTGCAAGAGGCAGTCCAGGGCAAGCTGGTACCGCAAGACCCGTCTGACGAGCCTGCAGAGGCTCTGCTGGAGCGTATCCGGGCGGAAAAGCAGCGGCTCATCAAAGAGGACAAAATCAAAAAGGACAAGCACGAATCTGTCATTTTCAGACGGGATAATTCTCATTATGAGAAGTTGGACGGTGTGGAGCGCTGTATCGACGATGAACTGCCCTTTGAAATACCGGATTCTTGGGAGTGGGTACGGCTCGGTACTGTTTTTCAACACAACACGGGAAAAGCCTTAAATGCCTCAAATCGGGATGGAGAAAAGCTCACTTATATCACGACATCCAACTTATACTGGGATCGTTTTGTTTTGGAAAACCTCAAAACTATGCCGTTTACGGATTCGGAAGTCGATAAATGTACCGTACAGCAAGGCGATCTCTTAGTTTGTGAGGGTGGGGATATCGGTCGTGCAGCTATCTGGGAAAGCGACGAACCCATGCGTATTCAGAATCACATTCACAGGCTACGAGCTTATGTGCCTGTCTGTACTCGGTTCTTTTACCACCTCTTTTACCTTTACAAAGGCGCAGGATGGATTGGCGGGAAAGGCATTGCTATTCAGGGCTTATCCTCCAATGCAATCCACAATCTGCTGTTCCCGCTACCGCCACTCCACGAACAGGAACGCATTGTCAACGCCATTGATACAGCACTCAGCGTAGTGCAGAAATTGTAAAACAACCAGGCATACGCCAAAGCATTGCGTATGCCTGGTTTCCTTTTACCAGTCTATGACCTCATCGACGATGGCTTGTTGCTCGGTCGAGGTTTTGCGGAGATAAATGCGGGTGGTTTCGATGCTTTCGTGTCCCATGAGGTCGGCGAGGAAAGCGATGTCATTGCAGCGCTCCAAGAAGCTCTTTGCGAAGCGGTGACGGAAAGAATGAGGGTAAATAACCACCGGGTCGATGCCATACCGGACTGCCAGCTTTTTTAACTGTCCGGAGATGCCTCTGGTGGTGATTCTGTCCCCGAATTTGTTCAAAAAAATGAAGCCGCTTTCTTGGTGCTTATCGTTCAGCCAAGAAAGAGCTTCATCTTGCAGAGCTTTTGGTATGTATATTCGTCGGAGCTTACCGCCCTTCGAGTACAAATCCAAATGCCCCAGCTTGATGTGTTCCACCTTGATCTGTATGAGCTCACTGACACGTGCGCCTGTTGCGGCCAGAAAGCGTATTACAAAATACCAGAACAGCTCGTCATCCCGTTTGAGGCAGGTTTTGAAATACTCATAGTCGGCCTCGCTGATGACATTCTCCAGAAAGGCTTTCTGCTGCACTCGCACAAACGGCATTTTCAAGCTCTCTTTGCTGATGCTCTCCAAGTAGCAGTTGATTGCCCTCAGACGCAGATTGACGGTCTTTGGCTTGTAGTTCTCTATCAACCACACCTTATACGCCCGCAGGTTCTTTTTCGTGATACCGTCGTACTGCGAGCTATATTGCCGAAGGGCAAAAAGGTACGAGGATATCGTGTTTTCCGAGAGGTGTGTGCCTCTCAAGTGTCTTTCAAATTCTTCTATCATAGTGAAAGACCTCCTTTCACTATGATATTATACCGTGTTCCTTTTACAGCCCTTTGACCAGCGGGAGCAATTCCTCAATCCGATGGACGATGCGGTACTGCTCTGCGACGGGGGGAATCGGCACAAAGAGAGTGGTCATCGTTTCTGTGCCGACCCTTGGCATTTTAACACCATAGGTGATGCTGTTGATAAGGTTGTCAACATAAGGGGAATGGAGAAAATTTACGATGTACTCTGAAACAATCCCACCGTACATCCGGAATGGAACAATTTCCGGCGTACAAATTCCACATTCTGGAGCAACAAGGATTTTCAAAAGGTATGGACGCAGTTTGCTGTAGAGAATGTCACCTTTTGAAAAGACGGTCTTATCGCCTATAGCTTTTCGTTCACCGACAGTTTTGCGTACAATCAATCTGCCGCCTTTCTCAATATCCTCAAGGTCAAGCCCCCATATAGCAGAATCAGCATTTACTGCGTTTACTTTTTGCTTGGTTTCTGCATAAGAAGAGATGCTTCCGAGCCGTGCCCAACACCAGTTTTCCGGTATCTCAAAGGGCAGTTCATCGTCGATACAGCGCTCCACACCGTCCAACTTCTCATAATGAGAACTTTACAAAGCAGCCAATGCAAGAAGTGTATTCAGTTTTTGGAGAATCCTCACCTGCTCATTCAGTGGTGGAATCGGAATAAGTAAACCTTTTAGGGACGCCAGACCGACTGTCTTTTGTGCTGTACCAGTTGCAGCCCTTCTGCACTGCTCGTAAACGAGCGGTGATGACAACCAGAGCCGCATAAATTCAGAAGATAAACAACCGAGCTTTATTAGGGCTATATGCCGTTGAAAACAAAACTTTCTCTCAGTTTGTACCGGGATAACTATGCCGTAAGAACCCGTCACGGTAAACAGAAGGTCGCCGCATTGGGGAATGCGAATTTCTGCCAAAGAGTCGAAGTATTTCTTTGGTACATAACGGGTATTGGAGAAATCAACTATCCCATCGGATACATTCGAAATTACCAAGAAAGGAATTCCGTCCTGAACCTGCGGTGGGGGCTGGTGGTCTCCATCGGCAATGCTTATGCTTGCAGAGGAAAGTCTCGCCCAAGCCCAGTTTTCGGGGATTTCAAACGGTATCTCCTCGTCAATGCAGACCTCTTCGGAACCACGCTTTTCATAATGAGAATTATCCCGTCTGAAAATGACAGATTCGTGCTTGTCCTTTTTGATTTTGTCCTCTTTGATGAGCCGCTTTTCCGCCCGGATACGCTCCAGCAGAGCCTCTGCAGGCTCGTCAGACGGGTCTTGCGGTACCAGCTTGCCCTGGACTGCCTCTTGCAAAATCGACTTCTTGAGGCACTCCGGGAAGGAACCATTGAGGGCTCGGAGTGCCTCTTCCTTGGCCCCGTAATCTCGAATAGACGCATCAACGCTTTCAATGGCAGAAACAATTCTGAATTGTTCTCCCAAGGGCGGGATTGGAATTAGTGCCTTATATAAGCGGTCATCGTTAATCGCTGGGTAAGCTACGCCCTTGGCATTGTCCGTGTTATTGGCATAAGCGTCAAAATCCGGTGACATCATGTAATAGAACAGAAATTTGTTGCACAGTTCTGCATGACAGGTCAAAACCGCAAAGCCGGTACTCGCAATCGGAATACAAGAGAAATCCCTGTCCACGATGCACATATTATGGAGATAAGGGCGAACCGTTGAATAGAGGACATCTCCTTTGTCGACCAGTTTTCGAGCTCGTGAAGGAGCTTTGTCTGGGGCTATAACGGTGTCCGTTGGATTGAGTTTCTGTTTTTTGTTGTCGATAGAACCAATATCAATATAACAGAAATCTGTACTGGGCGTGATCTGACCACGGTTATAGACGATGCTCCCAAGCCGCACCCACTCCCACGAATCGGGAATGTCAAACGGTACCTCATCCGCCAGCGACCGCACTTCATCGCCGATTTTCTCATAAGGAGTATTATCGGCACCTTTGAAAATGACAGACGGGTTCTTTTCGCGCTTGATCTTCTTCTCTTTGATGAGCCGCTCTTTCTCCGCACGGATGCGCTCCAACAGAACGCTGGCGGGCTCGTCATTCGGGTCCTGCGGTACGAGCTTGCCCTGAACAGCCATCTGGAGAATGGAGTTTTTCAGTTGCTGTGCAGTCATTCGTCGCCCTCCTCCGTAATGTCAATGCCAAGGATGTCGGTGATCTGGGCAAGAATGCGGTCAATGTCAGCGTTCAGGCTGGCCCGCTTCTCCTGGTACTGCTGAATCAGTTCCTTCGGCGGCAGAATCTCCTCCTCTTCGTGAGGATAGCCGCAGAGGTCAATATTATAGCTCCGAGCTTTCAGTTCCTCGGCGGTGTACTTCTTCGCCTTGTCAAAACCGTCGATGGTGATCTCCTCACGGTTGTCCCACCACTCGATGGCCGGGGCAAAGTGTTCCAACTTCATGGGCTTTGTCTTGGAGAAGTTCTTGTATCCCTCCGGCATATCCAGACGATAGAACCAGGTCTCCGTCGTGGGATGCGTCCGGTCGAAAAAAAGGATGTTTGTTGTGATAGAGGTGTACGGTGCAAAAACGCTGTGTGGCATACGGATGACCGTGTGGAGGTTAAACTCGGACAGCAGCTTTTCCTTGATCGCCATTTTGGCATTATCCGTGCCGAACAGGAAGCCGTCCGGCAGAATGATGGCGCACTGGCCGTTCTGCTTCAGCCGATACATGATGACAGACATAAAGAGGTCTGCGGTTTCGCTGCTGCGGAGATCAGCCGGGAAATTCTGCTTCACGCCCTCTTTTTCGTTGCCGCCGTAAGGAGGATTCATCAGAATGACATCGAAGCGGTCGCTCTCCTTGTACTCACGCACATTCTTTTCCAGGCTGTTGCCGTGGATGATGCGAGGGTTGTCGATGTCATGGAGCAGCATATTCGTGGCGCACAGAAGGAACGGCAGAGCCTTCTTTTCGATGCCGTAGATGGAGTTGCTGTAAACCGTTCTGTCCTCGACGCTCTGCACCTGAGCATCCAGCACCTTCAGTGCAGAGGTAAGGAAGCCGCCGGTTCCGCAGGCAAAGTCCGCAATAGACTCGCCGAGCTTAGGCTTGATCATCTGTACCATGAAGTCCGTGACAGCACGGGGCGTGTAGAATTCGCCGGAGTTACCGGCGCTCTGCAGGCTGCGGAGGATCGTTTCGTAAATCTCACCGAAGGCGTGGCGGTCCTCGTACTCCTCAAAATCGATCTCATCAATGACATTGATAACCTGGCGAAGCAGGATGCCGTCCTTCATGTAGTTATTGTTGTCCTCGAAGGCGGTGCGGACAATGATCTGGCTCATGGGGGTATTCTCATCGATTTCGATGGCTTTGAGGGTCGGGAACAGTTTTCCGTTCACGAAGTCCAGAAGGGCATCGCCGGTGAGCGCCTTGCCGTCCTTGTGGTCAACGGCCCAATTGCGCCAGCGCAGCTCCTCCGGGATGATGGAAGTGTAATTCTCGTCGTAAAACTCCCAGATCTCCTCCTTGGCGTCATACACCTTCAAAAAGAGAATCCAAACCATCTGCTCGATGCGCTGGGCATCGCCGTTGATGCCCGCATCGTTACGCATGATGTCCTGCAGTCGTTTTACCAGGTTATTTAAACTCATATCTTATATTCTCCTTACGCAGCGTAGATTTCCTTCTGCAAATCACGGATCGCCTGAATGTATCCGTTTTTGCCGCCGAACAGCTTTGCGATTTTCATGGGGGTGCCGAATTTGCGGAATGGGTCATTGGACAGAATTTCGAGGTTCTCGATGTCCTGAATGCCCTCGTTCATGTATTTGTCCAGCAGCGCACTCAGAACTTCCTGTGCCAAGCCGGAATACTTGTAGAGGTATCCCCGCTTGCGGACATTGTTCGCCCGCTCTGCCTTCGTCAGCGGTGCCTTATCGTAGGCAATGTGGCAGATGAGGTCGAAATCGTCAATATCCTTATTCCCGGCGATTTGCCGCAGCGCTTCCAGAAGGACACCGCGCTCCTGCAACTCGTCGATGATGGCTTGTTTCTTCTCCTCAGAATTCCAGGCACGGAGGAAGGAATCCAAGGTGGCATATTCGCCGAGGATGTTCTTCTTGGAGTAGTCGGTCACACTTTCCGTGATGAGCTTGCCGTCCTTATCGTAGTACTGGACTCGCTCGTTCAAAATCGTCACCTCGACACCACGCACCCGGTATTTATGCTTCTTTTCGGGCGGGTCGTCGGTGTCCCCGCCGGGACCGGGAGTCGGGACGGGTGGCTTCGGCGGATCGATGGTCGGCTCTTCGCCGGGATCATCGCCATCATCAATGATAGAGATCGGGTCGCCATCGAATTCCGGGTCTGCAAAGAGTCGGCAGGCATTGCGGAAATCCATGATAGTGAAATACTCTTTGCCATAATCGGGCTTTAGCCGTGTGCCACGACCGATGATCTGCTTGAACTCGGTCATAGAGTTTATGTTGTTGTCCAGAACGATGAGCCGGCACGTTTTGCAGTCCACACCAGTCGTCATCAGTTTGGAGGTTGTAACGATCACGGGATATTTGCTGTCCTCTGCGATGAAGTAGTCGAGCTGCGCCTTGCCCTCGGCGTTGTCACCGGTGATGCGCATGACATACTTGGCATTCTCCGCCACGAGGTCGTTGTTTTCGTTCACGAGCGCCTGCCGCATCCGCTCTGCATGGTCGATGTCCACGCAGAATACTATGGTTTTGGCAAAGCGGTCGTTTTCTTTCAAAAAGCGAGTGATACGCCTCGCCACGGCGGCGGTACGCTCATCGATAATGAGGTTTTTGTCGTAATCCTTGGTGTTGTACTCCCGGTCCTCGATCTCGTACCCGTAGATGTCGTGCTGTCCAGCCGTGGGTCGCCAACCTTCCAGGTCTTTGTCCAGACCGACGCGGAGAACTTTGTACGGAGCGAGGAAGCCGTCGTCGATACCTTGTTTCAGACTGTATGTATAGATGGGTTCACCGAAGTAAGAGATATTGGATACCTCTTTCGTTTCCTTCGGCGTAGCAGTCATACCGATCTGCGTGGCACTGTGGAAGTATTCGAGTATTCTGCGCCAGCGGGAGTCCTCCTTGGCGCTGCCACGGTGACACTCGTCGATGACGATGAGGTCGAAGAAATCCGGCTGGAATGCACGGAACGGCTCTTCGTTCTCATCACCCGCCAACTGCTGATAGAGGGACAGATACAGCTCGTAGGAGCTATCCAGCTTTTTGCCCTCGATTTTCGTCATGACCTTTGCAAAAGGCTTGAAGTCCTGTTGCATGGTCTGGTCAACGAGGATATTGCGGTCAGCAAGGAACAGGATCTTTTTCTTGCGACCGGATTTCCAAAGGCGGTGGATGATCTGGAATGCGGTGTATGTCTTGCCGGTACCGGTCGCCATAACGAGAAGAATGCGGTCTTGCCCACGGGCTACAGCATCAACGGTGCGGTTGATGGCGATACGCTGATAGTAGCGAGGGGTCTTATCACCCGGTTGGAAATAATACGGCTCTGTGATGAGTTGCTCCTGCTCCGGTGTGAAGTGTTCGTCGCCGATGTGCTGCTGCCAGAGATCCTGCGGCGAAGGAAACTGCTCAAGCGTTAGCTCACGCTCTTTCCCGGTCTTCATATCGTGCTCCAGGAAACCGTCGCCATTCGAGCTGTACACAAACGGAATGTCCAGCACCTCGGCGTATTCGATGGCCTGCTGCATCCCGGCTCCAACGCTGTGCCGGTTATCTTTCGCCTCGACGATAGCCAGTGGAATATTGGGCTTGTAGTAGAGCAGATAGTCAGTGCGCTTTCTTTTGCCTCTGGCAGTAACATTACCACGGACGATAACACGACCGTCCGTGAAGTTGTACTCCATGCGGATCTGCTTCTGCCTGTCCCAGCCAGCGCCCTCAATGGCTGGGGTAATAAACTGAAGTTTGATGTCCTCCTCAGTCATTTCATGTTTTTTCATAAGGTCGCCCATGCCAATGCCTCCTTCTGTTGCTTCCGATAACTCAAAATTATCGGAAGTTAATGGGGGGTAAAAGAGCGCAGCACGGCTGCGGACTTTTACAAAATAAACTTGATCTATTTGCAGATGCCTTTATTCATCTTTTGTGACTTCCATGATGTCACCGATATCGACGCCCAATGCACAGCAAACTCTTACAAGCACATCGAGCCGTACATACTCATCTTTTGCGAGCTTTGTAACTGCTGCAGGACTGAGGTCTGCCGCCTCTTGCAGGTCTTTCTTCTTCATACCCCGATCGATAAGCAGCTTAAATAATTTCTTGTAAGAAACGCCCATTTGACCGTCCTCGCTTTCTGCACATACTAATTCAAGATTATTATATCACCAATCCTGCTGAAAAACAAGATAATCCTCAAATTTGTGAAGAAAACTTTCATGTTTCGGAGAGTATATTCCAACACGGAACACTCTTCCGCTTGGCATAATCAATCGTGTTCTTGGTGCCATCATCCCTCCGTACTAAATTCCCGTTATTATACAGTTTAACATAATGGTATGTTCAGTACAAGTAGTCGGTATAGCACCTTTTAGTATGCGAGTAAAAGAATTACAGAAATGGTGGTGATGCTATGGACACGCACGAGAGGCTCCGGCAGCTCATAAACGAGCGCGGTGGACTGAGTATAGGCTGGCAAAGAACTGCGGCTTATCCGAGTCCACGATTGCGAATATTTATAGGAGGAATACAGTCCCCTCAGAACAGTTTGACTTGTCGGCACATTCAGCGGTGCGCTGCCATGCACCCGCGCTTTCCCGATGGCTCGTCCGTACCTGCGTGTCAGCCCGATGTTCACGCCACTTTCGTCCAGAAACACAATCCTCCAATGTTCAATCGCCAATTTTAACTCTTCCCACTTGATACGTTTGGCCTGCACATCGGGGACTCTCCCGTTCTGTCGCCGAAAGCCCGACTTTTTTCACGCGAAACCCCAATGCTCGAACCACTCGGCTCATTGTTGAAATGCTGACTTTTAGTCCTAACTGTGTGCGGAGTTCTTCCAAGCCAATCGTGGAATTTTTTGTAATGCACTCAGCTATCCGTGCCTTGTCTGCGCTGCTCAGCAGAGCTTTCCGACCTCGCCGCCACGTTTGCAGGTCTACGCTGCCTGTTTTCCGCTTCCGCTCTTCCAAATGGTAAACGGTGTACTTGTTGACGTGGAAAATCTTCGCGATTGCTTCCGCGTTGTGCGTCGCTTCGTACCCCTCTACCAACAGTTTCCGTGCTTCATTGTGCAGCATTTCTATCATCTCCTATGCCTATTATACACCTGGTGTAAAGGAGTGACCGCTTTTGTGAGAAGTGCTATAGGCACTTGTGAAAGTACCGAAAAGCCTTGTGGCGCAAGAACTTGCGTTTCGTCTGATGCTTTTCATGGGGGAACTATGTCATTCCAGATGGTTCTACTACTATGACGAGGCAGTTGCAGCGTTTGCGGAGTTAGGAGATTAGAGCGGCGCGAAGGCACAGATTGCGGGCATAATGGAAATAAAGTACCAGCAAGCAGTGATGCTGCGCGAAAATGGACAATATGAAGAAGCCATTGCCACGTTTTTGCAATTGGGCGGAAATTCTGACAATAACCGTTGACAATAGCAGGAATCAATGTTATAGCGATTGACGTACAAGCGGCGGCAGCAGCGTGCGCCGAGTTGTGCGGAAGCAAATCGCAATCCGACGCAGCGGATAATCTGTTTCATGCCTGCAACAATATCGGAGAAAAGCTGTGCTTCTTGCGCAAAGCAGACATGAAACTGCTTTGGGAAAGGAATGGATGAGTGTGAAAATCAGCCACTTGCATCTGTCTGATTTTATGCTGTTTCAGCAAGCCGATTTTCAGTGGTCGCCTGGAATCAATGTGATTTGTGGCACAAACAGCACGGGCAAAACGGCGCTGATAAAGCTGATGTACAGCCTGCATAAGTCCTATGAACAGTGGAACTCCACAGAGACGAAGGAAGCGGCGGTTAACAGGTTTTCCGAAAAGCTGTGCGGCGTATTTCGCCCGGACAACGGGAAATTGGGCAGACTCGTGCGTCGAAAGCAGGGCAGCGCCCAAATGACAGCCTCGATGAGCTATGAAAACGGCACGAGCATTGATGTAAATTTCGGGAATCGAGCAAGCAAAATTGCCACGCTTATCTTGCCGAAGATGGAGCATACGGCATCGCCTGACCATACGGCGGCGTATTTTCCCCCGAAGGAAATCATTTCAGCGACGGAGAATTTCACGTCGTTGTATGAGGAATACCATATTGCGTTTGAGGAAACGTATTATGACCTTGCAAAGCTGCTGGATCGTCCGCTGAAGCGCGGGAAAAATTCCGATGAGCAGAATCAGGTGTTAGCCAGTTTGGATGAAATTCTCCACGGGACAACGGTGCAGCATGATAAAAAGTTTTATCTCAGTGCAGAAAATGGCGGAGAATTTGAAATGGGGCTTGTCTCCGAAGGCTATCGCAAGCTGGCGACCATCACCTATCTCATTCGGAATGGCTGCCTGAATGCCAATTCGGTGCTGTTCTGGGATGAGCCGGAGACGAACATGAATCCCGGCATGATTCGCCCGCTGGTGGATGCTATGATGCAGCTTGCAAAACTCAAGGTGCAGATTTTCATCACAACACATGATTATTTCCTCCAGCAGTATCTGAACATGTACATGGCATTCCCGGAATCCAATACCGACCAGATTGACATCCGTTTCTTCTCCCTTTTCTTTGAGGATGGCGCAATAAAGGCGGAAATGGCGGATACCATCAGCGAACTTCAGCACAACAGCATCATGGAAGAATTTGATGCGATATACAACAGAGAGCAGGGATTCATCTATGATCGTATCAGAGAGTGATATCGAATTTACGTTCGGCGAGCAGTACGGCAATTCCGCTGTGCGTGCGGCAAACGACGGTGCTGGCGGAAGTGCTGATTTTCGCCGTGACGGGTATCTGCCTGACGATGAAGGATGCCGCGCACGTGGTGGTATCGCAGAGCGAAGCGCGGATGGCGGACAGCACCGCCGGGTGGAAAGTCATCGGTCAGGGGGCGAACGCGCTAGCAGCATCGGGTGACGCGGACATGAAGCGCCTTGCGGAGGAAATCCGCTTCGCCGCCCCCATGCCCACGAGCATCGATGGGGAGATTGCAGCGCAGGTGGATGCGCTGGCGGCGGTGGCGAATCCCGAGAGCGTGAAAAAGATACTTACGCTGCTGGAACGAAGAAAAGCATTTGCCAAGGCAAATAAATAACAGGGAGAGATAGAACATGAATAAAGTAGAAAAATACAAAGAACTCATTCAAACGGCAGCTGCTCTGATAAGTCGGAGGGTAACCAGCACTGATATGGACTTCCAGCAATGGAAGTCAAGTGTGGATCGGATGTTGGCAAAAGAATTTGGAACAAATAGCCGTGAGCATGAACTTTTTAGGAAACGACGCTTTTGTACGCCGGTAGTTGGCGCAGATGACGATCGCCCGCAAGAACCAGCTTGTGTTCGCGACATTGAGCTTACCCAAAAAGAATTGCAAGATTATCTTAATGAATTGTTAAGTGAGGAAGAAAATGTGAATGCTATACAGGTACAGGCGAAAGAATACGATGTGTTTTTGTCACATGCAGCAAACGACAAAATAAGTTATGTCAATGAGCTGTATGATGTTATCAGAACGTTAGGAATTACAGTGTTCTATGATTCTACGGCTATCACATGGGGTGATAAGTGGAAAGAAAAAATAATAGAGGGTCTACATAGTTCTGAATTTGCAATAATAGTACTTTCCGAACAGTTCTTCGATCGTGAATGGACTGAACGAGAGTTGCATGAACTTCTGGAACAACAAAACGAAAATAAGCAAAAACTGGTTCTTCCTCTTTTGTATGGAATAACTATTGAGCAATTAACGAAAAAGTATCCGCAACTGGGGGAAATTCAGTGCATATCAGCAATGACTTATTCAAAGGAAAAAATAGCAATTCTTTTAGCTAAAGAACTAATTAAGCGGTACAAAGCTATTGGGGGAAAAAAACTGTGATTATCAAGCGTAAAGTGTGCGGCGGAGACCTCCATCCCGCCGAGAATGAAACTACCTGCGAGGGCGCGAACTCCAAAACAAAATTCGCCTAACCTCCACCATAACGTCTTCCTTTTGTGCTACAATACTCCTCTCCATTCTCCAGCGGACACAAACTACTTCATGCGACAATCAGGAGCATCATCATGATTGAAAAAAATTTCAAGGTACTATGGCTTCGGCTGAGTTCTTGCAGTTCGTTGTTACTGCGGCTTTCGGATTCTCCTACTTCCCGTCTGCAAGACCTCCCCGGGTAAGCGCAACAGCTTTCATCCCACGTAACCGCCACATTTACCGCACGGGATTCGGGCAGCATTGGACTTCGTGTTGTCTAGCACACTCGTCCGTCCCTGTACGGCCTTCTATGTGATTTCTGTTCGTCGGTTCGGGAGTTTGCCCGCCAGCATTTTCCGCTGACATCCGGCTTCCTTCAGATTCCATCTCACGATGGACACCCTTGCCTTCGGCTAACGCTTCCTGCTGCCGAGCGCGTTGTGGTCTTACACCACTTAGTTGTTGCTCTTGCCGGGCGCACTCAAAACGCCGCCCCCTCCGATGAATTCGGAGGGGGCGGCGCGCAGAACGGGTCGCTGCCCAAGTCGCGCATCAGCAGCGACCGAGGAAAAGGAGTCCGCGAGGGAAGATTGCCCCCCTCGTCAGCATTTGCCTGCGAAATAGCATATCATACAAGTTCGCGATAAGAACGCGCAGGCAGATTGCTTTTGGAAATTTGGGAATTGCGTCAGTAGGTCAGACCGAACCATACCTTGTAGGTATTGCCGTCCTCATCCTGATACGCATAGCTGCCGGAAGGCGACTGCGCCAGCACTTCGGGCGCAATGTACTGATCCTTGTCATAGCCGGGCACGTCGTTGGGAGAAGCGCACAGCTCATACACCACGCCGTCGATCTCGGTATCCGTGACCTCGAGAACCGCAGTGCAGGAGGGCAGCGTCACGGGCAGCTTACCGGTCGGCATGATAGCGCCGGAAAGCACCTGAAGCTGCAGATCCGTGATGGTCACAAGCTCGCTCAGCCCCGCCAGCTCGGTCACGGAGGCAAAGTTCACAAGAATCGCGTCGCAGTAGGGTTCCAGCTTGGTCAGAATCCACGGTGCGCTGAGGGTCAGGGAGCAGATGACGACGCCGCCGTTTGCATGAACTGCCTTGGCGTATTTCTTAATCTTCTTCACGTCCATCAGGGTGGTCAGATCCGTCATACCGCCCGTCTTCATGCCGGTCTTGGTGTCATACTCCGCAACCTCTAGATCCTCAACAAGGTCAAGGGTGTTCATGCAGCCATTATTCGCGGGGAAGTCCGGCTTCACGTCCAGCAGAACGATATCCGCCTCGTCCGCCTTCTCAACGATCACATAGCCGGCTTCCGTGAGGGTTCTGTTCCAGTTCGCCAGCTTGTTGTCGTCCTCGCCGCTGCGGGTAAAGGAAGCGACGAAAACCTTCTTGCCGGTTTCCTTCAGCGGCAGAACGTTATTGTGGTTCTTCAGCAGAACCAGCGACTTCGTGGACATTTCGAGCGCCAGCGTTTCCACCTTGGGCGCATAAGCCGCTTCGGCAGCCAGACTAGTCTGCAAATCCTTATAGGGATTCTCAAAGCGGTCGGATTCCAGCAAAGACACCACGTTCTTGGTCGTTGCACGGGTCAGGGCTTCTTCCTGAATCATGCCCTTGCTGTACGCCTCAAGCGCCAGAGAATAATCAATCGGCTTGCCCCACCAGTCGCCGATGATGTCGGAACCAGCGTTATACATCAGAGCGATACGCTCAAGGGGCGTCAGCTCTTCCACACCCCACGGAATATCGAACAGGATGTTGCTGTCCGTGTTGACGAAGCCCTCAAAGCCCATCGTATCGCGCAGCAGGGTTTGCAGGAGGGTCGCATTATAGGAGGTCGCGACAGAATCCGAATTGATGTCCACGCCGCGGTAGGTCTGGTTGGCATTGATGGGCATGGGACGGCTGTAGCAGGACATGATGCCCGCCGTCTTGCAGTCAACCGCCGCCTGGAAGCCGGGCAGGAAGTACTTTTCCATGGCGTTTTCCGTGCGGTACATGCGCCACTGACCCGTCTTGTAGTGCGACTTGAAGCCGTTATAGGAAGCGCTGTCGCCGGGGAAGTGCTTGACGATCAGGCCAACGCCGTTCGGCTGCAAGCCGTCGGTGCCGCCCTGATAGCCTTTGACCAGCGCCGCCGTGATGTTTGCCATCACCGCGGGATCCTCGGTGAACGTTGTCACGTTGCGTCCCCAGCGCGGGTCGGTAATCAGGTCGATCTGACGGCCATACATACGATCCAGCCCCTTCGCGTCCCAAATCTGGCGATCCAGATCCGCGAAGCGTTCAATCAGGCTGTAGTCGCCGCCGTTGGCAACGTCGCCCATCACCGCCGCCGCCAGACCCATGGTGCCGGGTTCGCCGGGGAACTTCTGGGGGTTGGAAATGAGGGTGAACGGAATGCAGGGTTCGCCCGTCGCCGCAGCGGCGTATTCGGTCGTCAGGTTCGTGGCGTTGTTGTACAGCACGCCCGCGCCCACGTCCGACATCACGCGGACAACGCCCATGCGATTGTTGAAGGCGATGATTTCCGCCGTTGAGTTGTTGACACGCGTCGGATCGTCCATCGCAACGTCAAACACCTTTTCGCTGACAACCATCAGCTTGCTGAAGTCCACGTTTCCGTCTGCATCCAGCGCCGCTTCGTAGGTGGTCGCGCCGGGCATCAGAACCATCTGCGCCAGCGACAGACCAATCTTCTGCTCTACGCTCATCTTGGCAACCAGATCGGCTGCGCGGGTTTCGGGATCCAGACGCCAGTCCTCAAAGGGATCCAGCTCGTGGTTGTTGTTCGAGTCCTTGAAGTACTTTCCATCCGCCTTGATTACGCCGACATAGGTGACGCCGATGGTCGGTTCACCCTCGCCGTTGGCATAGAACACAGGCTCGACATACGCCTTCGGTCCCACCCTCTCCGCGTCAAGCGCGTAAGGCGCGGGAATGTACTCCACGCCCTCCGCCATCGTGGCGGGCAGCATCGACAGCAGCAGCATTGCCGTCAACAGCAGACTGATGACTTTCTTCATGGTAACATCCTCCTTTTGAGGTTCGTTCACCTCGTTATCTGCACTATATCAGGTTCCACACCTTTTGTCAATCATTTTGGCTATTTATCGACCATTTCAGACATGTGCGTTCGCATCATTTTTTCGTCGTGAATTGATTTTTTCGTTTGTTCACGGCATATTTATATTGCTAATCAAGAAATGAAAATGGTTGCGATAATATAATAGTCGTAATTTCATAACCAAAAAAGTCAGTTCACCATGAAAAGTTGTAGGAGAATGACGACAGGAAGACCATCAGGAACTTACACAAGATTCTGTTTGTTTTCAATCCGCCTATCGCGCAGTGGAATTGGCTGCTAAAGCGGTAATCGAGTAGGAGGGGGTGATGAACCCCCGTCCTCTCACCGCACCGTGCGTACCGTTCGGTACACGGCGCGTCCAATACAAGCAGTCTGAATCGACTCATACGCCGGGGAGAGTTCAAAGAATCCCGCGCGTGTGAGTCTTTCGTTTGTTATGCCTCTTGTCA